ATGGGATGAAATAAACATACATGGGAAGGAAATCATGGAATTAAAACATGATTTTAAAATGTGTAAACAAGAAAATGGAAAGGAGAACAAACATAATGTTTAAGAATTGTGTATTTAAACCAGATGTGAATACAATTAAGTGGTGTAAGGCAACAGGAGTTAGAGCAATTAAAACAATGGCACAAACAGCAGTTGGTGTTATTGGTGCAGGAACGGTAATTAGTTCTGTAGACTGGAAGATGGTAGTATCTGCAAGTGTTGTAGCAGGTGTTGTGAGTGTTTTAACAAGTATTGCAGGCATTCCAGAAGTAGGTGTTAATGATGAAAACATTTAGAGCAAATGGCGAAGGAATGAAAATTGTAAAAGAATTTGAAGGTTGTCAGTTAAAAGCCTGCAGGGACGAAGTAGGAGTTTGGACAATCGGTTATGGTATCACAAATTCTGATAAGGGTATCACAGGTAGAACAATCAAAAGTGGTATGAGGATAACAAAAGATACCGCTAACAAATGGCTTTTGGAATCTTTAAGAAAGAAATATTCGCCTTTAGTTAATAAATATGATAACATTTATCATTGGAATCAAAATGAATTTGAAGCACTTGTGTCTTTTTGTTTTAACATTGGGAGCATTAAAATGTTAACAGCAAATGGAACAAGAACAAAGAAACAGATTGCAGAGAAAATGTTATCTTATAACAAGGCAGGTGGAAGGGTTTACAGAGGTCTTACAAGACGTAGAAAAGCCGAAAGGGCATTATTCTTAAAAGCAGTTGAACCAACTACCTATAAGGATGTATTTCCTGTATTGCCGCCAAGAGGATACTTTCAGATTGGTGATGGATATAAAACATATACAGAATACCCGACACAGATTAAGAGAGTACAAGAACTGCTTAATTGGTTAGTAGATGCCGACTTGAAGATTGATGGTAAATATGGAGAAAGTACAGCAAAGGCAGAAGAGAAAGCGCAGAAAATGTTTAAATTAACTGTGAATGGTAAGTTTGGAAAAGAAACATTAAACAAAGCAAAGAAATATAAAAAATAGCAATTAGCACCCTTTGGGGTGCTATTGTAGTATATGGATATAAAAGGAGTAATAAAAGATGAATATTGATGTAATAGGATTGGAAAAACAAAAGTCAAATGATTGTTTGATTGCCGCTAAAACATTTCCATATTTTATTTTTGGAAATTTTATCAAAGGAGATAGAGGAAACATTTATAGAAATGAGGTCTATGAGTTAATTCAATATTTTTTAGATTATCAGTTTGGGGCAGATTTTAAGCCAGAAGGAGCGAAGGGAGATTATATCCCATCAAATTACAAGTTTAAAAAGATAAAAACATTAATTGATAAAGAAGCAAGATTTATGTTTTCGCAACAGCCAGAAATTAAAGTAAAAGCAAGGTTGACAGACGATAAGAGTTTGCAGGATGCTGAGTATCTACAAACAGTAGTAAATGAGGTATTAAAAAATAGTGGCTTTTCAAATCTTTTGTTACAAAGTGCGAAGGATTGTTTTATTGCTAAAAGAGTAGCCGCATTGGTAGACTATTCAGAAGAAGATGGAATCGCAATTCATTTTTATAATAGTTTACAGTTTTATTATGAGTACCAGTATGGAACAAATAAGTTAATCAAATTTGTTTCGTTTGAATGTGTTGAGCAGGATGTAACAGTTGGAGGTTCATTGTATTTGGTGAATGAATATACCGTTCGCAATAGTGCTGTTTATATGAATTCTGCAATATATAAAGGTTCGGGGGTTTTATCGGAGCAGTTAATTGAGGAACATAAAACAGATTTAAAACAAATACCTGTGGCGATTATTATTAATGATGGAACATTAATGAATAAAAGAGGTATGTCAGAGGTTAGACAGTTGGAAGAAGGAGAAGCAACTTACAGTAAGTTAGCAAATGCAGATGTAGATTGTGTTAGAAAGGGAATGAATCCGATTAGATATACCGTAGACATGAGCAGAGAAACAACAAAGAATCTTAGTTCTTCCGCAGGCTCTTATTGGGATTTAGAACATAATATGAATTTGGACGAACCAACTCCAATGATTGGAACATTGTCACCCGATATGGGGCATACAGAAGCGTTAAAGAATACGCTTGACAGAATCAATTCTGAAATGTACAATGAATTTGATATTCCAAATATTTCAGAGGAAACATTAGTGGGAACAATTACAAGTGGTAAATCAATCAAAGCCTTATATTATTCTTTGATGGTTCGATGCGATGAAAAATTTAAAACATGGAAACCTGCAATAGAAAACATAATAAAATTTGTTTTAGAAATTGTTTTACTAAACAAAGACATGACAAAAACAATTTATGAGATTCCACAGTTAAATGATGTTGAATACGATATTGTGATTAATGAAAAGTATGCGTTATTGGATGATGAACTGGAAGAAAAGTCTTCTGACATGGAAGAGGTGCAAAATAATTTACGTTCTGTAAAATCATATCTTAAAAAGCATAGACATGAGGATTTGATAACTGACCAACAAATTGATGAAGAAATTTTACAGATTGTCTATGAAAAGAGTATGTTTGATGGAGCGATTGCAAATCCTGTTTTAGAGGATAGAACACAGGAAAAGGGGGCAGACATTGAAGTAAATAAGCAAGTTGAAGAAGAAGAAATAAATCAGAAATTGGAAGAATAGTTATTAACAAATAATAAATGTTGTGTTAATATATAATCAAAAGAAAGGGGAAACAAAAGGTGGTGAAATGGCACGACAAAAATTTGATTTAAAGTCGGCTGAGGAAATTAGAAGAACATTAACAAAGAAACAGGAAAAACAAATATATCAACTTTATTTAGATATGTATAAGGATGTGTCTAAGAAATTAAAGAAGATAGGTAAGCATAGCAAATTGGAAAAAGTCCAGTTGATTATGTTAAAGCGAGAGATAGAACAACAGATAAAACAAATTGATAAGGAATTGAAAACAGAAATAAAAAACAGCGTTAGAGATACATCAAGGGTGGTGGTAGAAGATACAAGAAAGTTCTTAAGTAAATGTGGATTTAAGGATATAGAGCAAGCTTTTTATTATGTTCCAGATACGATTGTAAAAAGAATTATTTCTGGTGATGTATATAAAGGGAATTGGACGTTATCTAAAGCCATATGGGGGCATACAAGAGATTTTAATACAAAGCTTGAGAGAATCATAGCGAATGGAACAAAGTATGGTAAAAGTGCTTATGATATTGCTAGAGATTTAGAGCAGTATGTTAACCCACAACAGGCAAAGAAAAGCAAAGTAATTAAGTTCCAACAATATAAAAGAGATAGCAAGGGTAAACTTGTTTTAGATAAAGATGGAAACAGAATACCAGAAGGAAGACAAAAAACATTTTATTTTGGAAATGTAGATTATAATGCACAAAGGTTGGCTAGAACAATGATAAGCCATGCATATCAACAAAGTTTTGAAATGGTAAATAAAAACGACCCATTTGTAAAAGGGTATATATGGCATAGTTCGGGGCAACATGGTAGAACTTGTCAGTTGTGTTTAAGTCGTGATGGAAGGTTATTCCAGAAAGATGAATTGCCATTAGACCATCCAAATGGTATGTGTACATTTGAAGCATATATACCAGATGATATGAGTACAATAGCTGACAAAATAGGTAAATGGTATAATTCACCTACAGGAACATATCCAGACATAGATAAATATGCATTAGATTTTATGGGAGAATAAAGATGAATACAAATGTAATGTGTGATAAGTGCAAACATAATAACGTAGTTGGAAAAGGAAATCTAAAACAGAAGGAAGTAGTTGTTTGTAGAAAGGGTGAGGGGAATGTTTTAAATATAATATATTTTGTTTGTTTAGAATGTAAATCAATAGTAGTTGTACAGATTGATAATAAAGAAACATTAAAAATAAAAGAATCATTATCAAGAACAATTATACAGGCAGTAGAAACAAAAAGAGAGGGTGGCAAGGTAGGAAAGAAATTAAATTCTAAAAGAATTCGATTGACAGAATCATTAGATAAAAAGAGAGAAAAATTATTAGAAAAATATAAAAAAGAAGTAGAAAAAGTATTGACAGAAAGTTAAAGAGGTGCTATAATATGAGAGTAATATGTGATGGGTGTAAGAAAGAGTTTAAAATTAAACTTAAAAACAAAAAGGTAGGAGCATATGAGATAACTTATTTTAAGTGTCCGAAATGCAGTAGAGAGTACACTGTAGCATATGACAACAATAAAACAAAAAGTTTAAGACTGAGAATTAAAACAGTCTTGGAAACACTGAATCATAATCCCGATGAAAGTGTAAGGATGAAAAAAGAAAGAGAACGAGCTTTTCTTGTGGAAATGTTGAAACAAGAAGAAGCAAAAATAAAAGCAAATATAAAAAAGGAGAATAATGATGGAAGAAAATAAAACAAATCCAAATGAAGAAACAAATGCAGAAGAAAACAAAACAGAAGTGAATACAGAGCAGAAAGAAAACAAAATCGAAACAAATAAAATTAATGTTGAGGAAACAAAGAAGCAGGGTGTAAATGAAATCTTAGCCGCTTTAGGTGTGGACAGCAAAGAAGATTTACAGACAATTGTGAGCAAATATCAGCAAGAGCAGGAAAATAAAAAGACAGACTTAGAAAAAGCAAATGATTCTAATAAAGCTCTTACAAAGAGACTTGTTGAGGAAAAGGAGCGTGCTGATATTGCAGAAGCGAAGCTTGCCGCTATTACATTAGGAGCAAAACCAGATTTAGTTGATGATTTAGTGATTGTTGCTAAGTCAAAGGCAACAGAAGATAAAAAGATTCTTGATGTTATCGAGGAAATTAAAAAGAGCAATAGTGGTTCTGTTTATTTTGTTTCAGAGGAAGAAAAGAAAGAGGATAAAAAGAGAAGAACAGTAACAAGAACAAATTCAAAAATGCAGGAGAAAAAACAGAAGGAAGAAAACGGAGAGGGAACAGAGGGAAGTCTTGCACAGAGATTGTTTGCAAGAAAACAAACAACAAAAAATAGTTATTTTTCACATAGTTAGGAGGGTAAACAAAATGTTTAATCAAACAGGAATTAAAACAGAGAAGTATGGAAACATTACGCAGATTCTTAAAAATGTAGAATTGCAAGAGTCAGTTGGGATTGTTGTTGATGATTCAGTGGCAACGGCTGACAGTTTAGGAAGAAAAATTGTTAAGGCAGGTACACCATTAACTGGTAACCTTGATAACAGAACAACAGCGTTTACAGCGGCAAGTGCAGGAGATAGTTCTAATCCATCAAATGCCGTTGGGGTTCTTTTGCATGATGTGGATGTAACGACAGGGGATGCAAACGGAACGCTTTTGATTTTTGGGTTTGTTAATACAAATCGTATTGATGCAACAACAAAAGCAAAGATTACAGAACAGGTAAAGAAAGCATTACCGATGATTAAATTCATCGCTTGTTAGGAGGAAATAAGATGTCAATTTTTGATTTAATTATCAGTGGCGAGATTGTCGCCTATTGGGAATTATTACAACAGAATTTAGAACCTTACATGGGGCAGGAGTTATTCCCAAACAATAAAAAATTAGGATTAAAATTACAGTGGTTAAAAGGTGCAAAAGGTTTACCGATTGTTTTAAAGCCAAGTGCTTTTGATGCATCGGCAATTCCAAGACCAAGAATCGGATTTGAGAAATTATCCGCAGAAATGCCATTCTTCAAAGAGTCAAAATATGTCGATGAAGAAATGCGGCAGGAGTTAAACAAAGTCATTGAAACAGGAAATCAGAGTATTGTTGATTCCATTGTTAATATGATTTTTGATGATGAAATGGAATTGTTAAAAGGTGCGGCGGCACAGAGAGAGCGTATGAGAATGATGGCTCTTACAACAGGTGCTATTGCTATGGAGGGTAATGGACAGGTTTATGAGTATGATTATGGAATGCCAGAAGACCACAAGAGTAATGTAACAAAAGTTTGGAGCGACCCTTCGGCATCAATTCTTACGGATATTAGAACAGCAAAGGATAAGATTCTTGAGGATACAGGAGTTGAGGTAACAAGAGCAGTTACATCGTCAACAGTTATGGGGTATTTCAGAAAGAATACAGAAATTAAGAAATCAATTTTTGTTCTTACAGATGGAGAAGGTTTTTTATCAGATGCGAAAATTAAGCAGTTTATTCTTGATGAATTAAGCATTGAAATCGCAGTTAATGATAAGAAGTATGTTGATGAAAGCGGAGCTGTACAGAGATATGTTGAGGATGATGTTTTTGTTTTATTCCCAAGTGGAAATTTAGGGCAGACATGGTTCGGAACAACACCAGAAGAATCCGACCTTATGTCTTTAGCGGCTTCCAATGTTAAGATTACTGATACAGGAGTTGCGGTTACAACAATGGCAAAGGAAGACCCAGTAAATGTTGAAACAAAAGTTACACAGATTTGTTTACCAGATTTTCCAACAGCCGACCAAGTGTTTATTTATTCCGTTGACCAAGTTTAGGAAGGGGGAGTAAAAATGTTTGTAACAATTAGAAAACCAACAAAACCTAATATATTAAAGGTTACCATGAAACAATATGAAAACAAATACAAAAGATTAGGTTACATAATTGTTGGCGGTAGTATGAAGACAGAAGAAGTTGAAGAACCAGAGCATGAAGTTGTTGAACAAAATATTATCGAAGAAGATTCAGAAGATATTGAATCTATTCCAATTAGTGAAATGAATAAAGAACAACTTATGAGATTTGCAAAGGTTCATAATATAAATACAAAGAGTGCTAAAAACGTAGCAGAAGCAAGAAGAATTATCCAGAGAGCAGTTAAAGAAGCAAAATTGTAAAAAGGTTATGTGTTTATGGATGCACTGAAAGAGTTAAAAATGAATGTAAGGGAAAACATAATCCCTTACTTTTCTGATGAAGAATTAGTTTATTATTTAGAAAAGAACAATGGGGATGTAAGAAAGGCAAGTTATGAGTGTTTAATTTTAAAGGCAGAAACAACAGGTTTAGACGTTAGTGGAATCTCAACAAAAGATTCTTCTTCTTACTTTAAAATGTTAGCACAGAAATATGTAACACCAAATACAGGTACATTGTTATGAGAAATTTGAAATTTGAACTATACAAGATTGTAAGAGAAATACAGATGCATGGTGAAACATATCACATAAACGAATTAGTTTGTGATGAATATGGAAAGCCAACAGGAGAACAAAAGAGTATCGTTGATGTAAGAGGACTTTTCCACACATCAAAGGGTTATATAACAGAAAATATTTCAGATGGAACAAAAACACATTCAAAAGGTCAACCATTGTTATTATTAAGGTATGAGGATTCAGAACTTATACAGAATGGGCATATTTTAGAAATTGGTTCAAATAGATATAAGGTTATTGAGAAAAATAATATACAAATGTATAACATTGTGTGTGACATATCATTGGAGTTGGTTGTTAATGGTAAGAATTAAAGCAGATGAGTTGTTAAACAATTTAGCACAAGCACAAACAAAATCGCAGATTGCTATAAAAATGTTTGCAACAGAGGGAGCAAAAAAGTTTCAGAATTATGCAAAGACACATAAAAGATGGACAAATAGAACAGGTCATGCAGTACAAAGGTTAACAGGTTTTGTTGAAACAGGCAGTGACAAAACAAGAATCTATATCAGCCATGGTGTTGATTATGGTAAGTGGTTAGAATTGGCACATGAACGTAGATATGCAATTTTACAAGAAACAGTGCAGAACGTAAGTCCAGAAATTTTAAATGGATTTACAAGGCTGTTAGGACATTTGAGGTAGAAGATGGCAAAAGAAGTATCAAAACAAATTTATGATTTATTAAAACAAAATAATTTTGATGTGTATTTTCCATCACAACACAAAGGAGAGTGCATATCAAAATATGTTGTTATAAAACATGATGGAGCATATCAGCCATTAACAGTTTCGTCTGAAAGACCAATTTACACAATTATGTGTTATGTTCCAGAACAGAGTTATTCAGAGTTAGAGAATTTTGTTCTGGAAATAAAAAGAACAATGAAAGATATTTTTCCGTTAGTCATGTATCTAGGAAATGAAACACCAAGCTATTATGATGATAGTGTCAAGGGGCATATGATTAGTTTCCAATATTATGGAGCAAGAAAAATTAAGAATTGGAATTTGTAAGGAGGGTAAAGTATGGCAACAAAAAAAGCCGCAAAAGGAATCCCAACAATAGATGTATCGCTTGCTGTCGTTAGAACAACAGCAGTCGAAATTGCAGTTGATACAGCTAATAAGATTGCAGTTGAAGCGCAAACAGAGGAAAGCGATGCAATAAAATTAGTTAAGTTGGGAAAATTGATTGCACAAAAACCGGCAACAACAACAATTACAGGGCACAAAATTACGTTAACAGATAATGTGTTTATTCCAGACGTTGTTAAGATTTTTCAGGGTGGAACAGTTGGAGATAATTTAGATGGTTACCCAACATATGAGCCGCCAGCCGCAGGCAGTACAGATAAAGGAGAAGTGTTTGATTTAGATTGTTATTCCGCAGTATATGATAGTTCTGGACAAATTGTTAAGTATGAATTAATTACTTACCCAAATTGTCAAGGAACGCCAGTTGTTTTGAACAGTGAGGATGATGTATTTAGAGTACCAGAATATACAATCAATTCAGCACCAAAGAAAGGTCAGGCACCATATAAGATTAGTTATGTGGATGAATTACCGACAGGGTTTACAACAGCATCTGATGCAGGTACAAGAAGTGCTGAACAAAATTCTCCTACCGTTATGAGTGGAAGAAAATCAACAGAAGTTTCAAAATTAGATTAAGGGAGTAAAAGAGAATGGCAGTAGAAGTAAATAGAGAACAGTTAGCGATAACAAGTATTGAAGAATTAAAACAATATGCACAAGGTGAAATAGTTGAGTTACCACCGTTTGCACCGACACAGCCTTTTGTTGCAAAACTTAAAAGGCCATCACTTTTGGCAATGGCTAAAAATGGGAAAATTCCGAACGAATTATTAGTTAAAACAAATGAACTGTTTATGAATGATGGTACAGCGGTAAACGCCTCTGATGACAATATGTTAAAGGAAATCTTTTCTGTTATTGATACAATAGCAGGAGAAGTGTTTGTTCAACCAACATATAAGGAAATCAAAAAAGCAGGTATTCAGTTGACTGATGAACAAATGTTGTTTATTTTTAATTACACACAGACAGGGGTAAAGAATTTAGAAAATTTTCGTGAAGACTAGAAACGTCGAAAATGTAATTGCGATTGCAAAAGAATTTGGTTGTTTGCCAAGTGAGGTAATGTCTATCAAAGATGAATATACGGCATATTGTTTTAATGAAGCTTGCATTAATGTTTTAATGCGGATTAAAAATAAAGAGACTCCGCATTGGATAACATTAGACAATGGGAAAGAAAAAGAGAGAAGTTATACAAACTTTTCTGATTTTTACAAAGACATATAGGAGGAATAAAGCATGGCTTTGAACATGGGTTCGGCAGTTGCTTTTCTTGAACTTGATACAAGTAAATTTAAGAGTGGATTTAAGTCTGCAATTAGTGATTTAAAGGTGTTTCAAGCAAGTGGAGCAACAACGGAACAAAAGTTAAAAGGTTTGAGCAGTGCATTTTCCACAGTAGGGGGAGGGTTAACAAAAGGTTTGACTCTCCCTCTTGTTGGTGTTGGTGCGGCTTCGGTTGGTGTAGCAACTAAATTTGAGAGTGCTATGTCACAGGTCGCGGCAACAATGGGAATCACGACTAAACAAATCAAAAATGGAAATAAAGATTTTGAGAATTTAAAAAAGACGGCTTTAAACATGGGTGCTACAACAAAGTACACAGCTAGTGAAGCCGCAGAAGGATTAAATATATTAGCACAAGCAGGTTTGTCAGCAGATGAATCTATTAAGGCAATCCCAACGGTTTTGAGTTTGGCATCGGCAGGAGCAATGAGTCTTGACAGTGCGGCAACGTATGTAACGGCTTCTGTAAAAGGTTTTGGAGACTCAATGGATAACGCCCAAAAGTATGCTGATTTAATGGCAAAAGGAGCAACATTGGCTAATACCGATGTTAAAGGACTAGGAGAAGCTTTATCTGGTGTTTCGGCTACAGCAAACAATTATAAACAAAGTGTTGACAGCACAACATTAAGTTTGTTAAGATTAGCTGAGCAAAACATAACAGGTGGAGAAGCATCTACAATGTTAGCTAGGGCAATGGCAGATATTTATACTCCAACATCAAAGGCAAAAAAGGCATTAGATGAATTGGGAATATCCGCATATGATGGTTCGGGAAAAGCCAGAGATTTTAATGATATTGTGGATGAATTATCAAAAGCCTTTGCAGGTATGTCTGATGAAGAAGCAAACGCAACAAAAAATCAAATATTTACAACATATGGTATGAACGCTTTTAACAAAATGACAGCGACAACAACAAAAACAGTAGACAAGTTTAAAACAGGGTTGAAGGATGCAACAGGTTCAGCGGCACAACAAGCAGAAACACAATTAGATAATTTAAAAGGTTCTTTAACATTATTACAATCCGCATTAGAAGGAGCAGGCATTGTAATAGGTCAAAGATTGACACCATATATCAGAAAGTTAGCAGATGGCATTAATGTGTTAGTAACAAAATTTAATAATTTAACAGATGCACAACAGGATATGATTGTCAAGATTGGTTTAGTTGTGGCGGCTATCGGACCAGTTATGCTTATCATGAGTAAATTGTTTAAATTTGTTTCGATGGCAGTAACAGCCTTTAAAACATTTGGAACAACATTACAAACAATAAAAACATCAATCGACCTTGTGAGAGCAGGCTATGCAGGCTTGGCAATGCAGATGGGTGGTATTCCTGCAATCGTATCAAGTCTTATGGCAGGATTTAGTGGGATGTTAGCTCCTATTCTTTCGGTTGTTGCAACTATTGGAGTGTTGGTTGCGGTTTTTGTTACATTGTGGAAAACAAATGAAACATTTAGAAATAAAATAAGTTCTGTGTTTGATGAAGTTAAAACAAAAATAGGTGAGTCGATAAACAATATAAAAGAAACACTATCAAATTTGAATATAGATTTTTCGGGAGTAATTAATGTTCTCAAATCGTTATGGGTAGGGTTTTGCAACATAATAGCACCTTTATTTACAAATGCTTTTCAAGGGGTAGCAACAGTAATAGAATCTGTCATGACGATTATTGAGGGAATCGTGAAAACAGCCGTTGGAATTATTAATGGCGATGTATATTTGTTTACAAAAGGAATCGGAACAATATTTAGTGGATTGTTGACAGGGATAACAGGGTTGGCAAGCAACATATTGTCGTTAGTTGGAGAACTCGGAGCAAACATATTGAGTGCACTAGGTTTGGAAGATATAGCAGATGTATTTCAAACATTTTTTGAAACAATATCTGAAGTCTTTGAACAAATACCAGAAGTAGTAAATAGTGCATTTGAAATAGTTGGAGGATTTTTTACAGAAACTTTACCAGAATTTATTGATTCAGCAGTTGAAACAATACAAGGGTTCGCAGACAATGTAGTGGCATTTTTTACAGAAACAATTCCCGAAGCATTTAATAGTTTTGTTGAGTTAGTCGGAGGAATTGTTGACAGCTTTATTGGATTTTTTACAGTGACAATACCAGAAGCCTTTATGAATTTTGTAACAGTAATATTGCCAAATGCAATAAATAGTATGATAACATTTTTTAATCAGATACCATATTATTTAGGATATGCAATAGGACTCGGAATCGGTTATATAGCTAAATTTGCGATAGGTATATATAAATTTGCAACAGTACAATTACCACAGTATATAGCGGCCATCATTAAATGGTTTAGTCAGTTACCATCAAAGATATGGACGTGGTTAACGCAGGCTATTCAAAAGGTAGCACAATTTGCAACACAGGTAGGTCAAAAAGCACAGAAAGCAGGTAGTGCATTTATAAAAGCTATTATACAATGGTTCACACAGTTGCCAAGTAAGGTTCAAAACTTTTTAACAAAAGCTGTTCAAAACGTAACAAAATGGGCGAAAAGTATGAGAACGAAAGCTATACAGGCAGGAAGAAGCTTTATCAATGGAGTTGTGAATGGTATCAAGAGTTTACCTAGTAAAATACAGCAAACCCTGTCAAATGTTATTCACAAGCTAACCTCTTGGGTGTCTAAGATGCACAGCAAAGGTGCACAGGGTGCAAATCAATTAAAAAGTGGTGTTGTAAACACAGCTAGGTCAATACCTTCGCAGATGGTTTCTATTGGAGCAAACATTGTAAATGGAGTTTGGAACGGTATTCAGAGAATGAGAAGTTCTTTTGTTTCAAGGGTGAGAAGCTTTTTTAAAGGAATAGTTGATGGAGCAAAACATGCATTAGGTATTCATTCACCATCAAAAGTGTTTGATGAACAAGTCGGACAGAATATAGTTAAGGGTGTTATACAAGGTGTAAATAAACAAAAGAAGAACGCAAAGAAAAATGCACAACAGTTAGCAAAGTTGTACATTAGTGCAGGAAATAAAAGATTAAATGAGTTAAAGAAGCACAACAAATATAGTTTGCAGTTGGAAATAAATTTCTGGGCAAAGATGTTAAAACAATCTAAGAAGGGAACAGCAAAGTATAAAAAGATAAGTGCAGAATTAAGTGATGCAAAGAAGCAACGAAACAAAAAAATGGAAGAACTAGACAAGGAATATGCAAAAAATGTTAAGGAAGTACAAACAAAATTAAATGAAGATATTCAGAAAGTTATGTCTGAATATGATAGCGCAGTAACATCAAGAGCAGAGCAAATAAACAGCCAGTTGTCATTGTTTAAAAAGTTTGAAAGTAAATCAGAAAACACAAAACAAGGTTTACTTGATAATTTACAGAGTCAAATTAGTGGATTGAGAGATTGGGAGAGTATATTAGAATCTCTTAGAAAGAGAGGGGTTGCAACAGGTCTTATTGATGAACTACAGGAAGCAGGCGTGGATTCTTTAGCAGACATTAAGTTATTAAATAGTATGACAGATACAGAGCTAAATAAGTATGTCAGCCTGTGGAAAGAAAAGCAACAGTTAGCAACAAAAGAAGCAGTTAGAGAAATAGATAAAACAACATATGTAAATCAGATTAAGGCATTAGTAAATAGTGCAGGAGAAGAACTTGACAAATTAGAACAGACATATAAAAATGATTTAAAAAAATTAGGTGTTGGAGTTGAAGATACATCAAAACAAATTGGACAGAACATTGTATACGGATTGAAAAAAGGTATGAAATCAAAATATCCAGATTTCTTAAAATATGTCCAGAAGGAATTTGATAAAATAACAGTAACAGCTAAAAAGACACTAAAGATAAAATCACCATCAAGAGTGTTTGCGGAAATTGGAGGTTTTATTGCACAGGGAGTTGGAGTTGGATTTAAAAATGAAATGCCGAAGGTAAATGAACAATTAGAAACAGAATTAGATAAGTTGTCAGATGTTAATACAAAACAAATCAATGTAGGTGTTTCTTTCGAGGTTTATAAAAATGAATTTAGTAAAATTATTGAAACAATCTTGACAAGTATGCAAGGTTTTGTTATAATAATGAAAAATACATTTGAGACTATGCTAGATGGTCTTGGAAGCATAAAAGAAGACATGGCAGACATTCTGGAAATGTTAGAACAATTAAATGAAATGAATAGTGCAACATTTGAAAGAATAAGTGACCAGAGAGAAAAAGTAGATAAAACAAAAGAACAAGGAACAGATAAAACAGATAAAGGGGGAGATACATTTAATTTCTATAACACAAAGCCAAACCCATATGAGTATTCAAGGCAAATGAAAAAAGCCAAAAAAGAATTATTATATGGTATTTAGAAAGAGGTGATATTTTGATAAATGAGATTGTTATAGAAAACAAAAGAACAGGAGAAAACATAACAATAAATAAAGATGGCTCAACAGGGTTTGTTATTGATGAAATGGACTGGGATAATCCGTCCATTTCTAATGAATCCTATAGAATACCATTTCAGATAGGAGAAACAATATCTAGCACAGTTGTTGGCATACGAAAACCGAAGTTAATTGGCTATGTAGTATCAAACAAATTAATATCAACAGGAACAACATGGGAGAATTATTACAAAGAGCAAGAGAAAGACATAATAGGTTTTAAAACAAGATTGAATAGATTTCTAAATATCTATGATGACTATGAGATAATTGCAGGAGATTACTATTTAAAATGCCGATTAAATGAACCAATAAAGTATTCTGTAAAGGAAAGCGAAAATAATGAGGTTTTATGTTTGTTCACAGCAGAATTCACCTGTTATAACCCTATGTTTTTTGAAGTTGAAAGAAGTAAATCAGAGTTTAGACATATTGATAAAAGACTTCATTTTCCACTGACAATTCCGCAAGAAACTGGTATAATAATTGGTGTGGAAGAGTTGTCGATAACAAAAACGATAGAAAATACAGGGGATGTAAAAGCAGGATTTGTAGCAGTAATGAAAGTTATAAATGGAGCAGTAAAACGCCCAACACTAAGAAATCTTACGACAGGAGAACAAATTAAAGTGTTTGATTCGGTTGTTGTTGATAGTTTTGAAACGGAAGATTATATTGTTATTAATACAAATAATGGAGAAGAAGACATTTATTATTATGATTCTTCCGAAGGGAAAACAAAAGACTTAATAGGAGAAATAACATTAGATAGTTCTTTCTTTCGGTTACAAAAAGGTGAAAATATTGTTATGTATGAAGTTGATGATAGTTCAACAGGACAATTAGAAGTTACTTTATATTATGACAATCAGTATTTTAATATTGGGGAAATGTAGCTATGTTATGGATATTTAATGAGAATTTAAGAAGAGTTGGTTTGTTGCGACAATATGAAATGGCACAGTGGAGCAACAAGTTTAGAGATATTGGAACTTTTTCTATTAATGCCAGATATGTTGATGAAAATTTGTTTCTGCTAGATAAGACAAAAACATATTATGTTTTATTGTATATGTCAAATGATAAAACAAAAAGCGATAGTTGGAATACATTGCATAATGTATTTGGAAAAATTGAAAAAGTTTCAAAAGAGAATGATGAAGATGCGGACTATCCTTCAACAATAAAAGTTGAAGGAAGATTAATGCCGTTTTTATTTTCCAAGAGAGTAATCGCAGGTACTTTTGATTATAAAAATATGGAGCTGATAGCATATGTTACAGATTTAATAACAAGGTGTTTTGAGAAGAATACAGAGCGTTATGTTGATATGAATATAAGTTATCAGAAAGACAATAAATTGTATGAGGATACATTCATAACAAAACAAATAACAGGCGGTCAGTTATGGGAGGAAATGTCTGATTATTTTGAACAATATAAATTAGGGATAGTTATTGCACCAAAAATAAATAAAACATTTGAATTGTCAAGCGTGTATGGAGAACATCTTTCGGGATTGTCAAATGTAGCAGGTTTTGAAGTGCAAATAAAAACAGGAGCGGACAGGACAAGAGGCAATGGATTAAATACAGTTATATTTTCTAAGCCGTTGTCAAACATAAAAAGAACCAGTTATTCCTATGATTCTGAAAGTGATATGAATGTGGCTTATATTGCAGGAGAGGGGGAAGGAGTAGAGCGAAAATGGTATGAGATTCAAAAGGATTCAGAAAATAAAAAGAGTGCATGGAGCAGAGAAGAGTTATGGATAGATGCAAGAGACATTCAGAGCGAAGGTGAAGATGATACCACATTAACTGACGAAGAATATAACAAATTGATAGAACAGAGAGCATATGAAAAGTTTCAAGAAAATGCTGTTATGGACGAATATTCGGCAACAGTAAATGAACATAATCAAAGATATGTTTATATGAGAGATTATGATTTAGGAGACTGGGTGACAATACAAGACAGAGATTTGGGTATTGAAATAGATGCTCAAATTGTAGAAGTTACCACAACGCTACAAAATAATGAAATAATAAATGATATAACATTTGAATACGGGAAAGCAAACAAGACAGAAATAAAAGACATAAGAACAATGAGTGCAAGTGTAGAGGAAATTAGTAATAATATAAAGTATATTGATAAAAAGATTTCTGATTTGTTAAATATGTTTTATCCAGTTGGCTCGATATATGAAACAATGGATTCAAGTTTTGACCCTAATAAAAAATGGGGTGGAACATGGGAACGAATTAAAGGTAGGGTACTTGTTGGAGTCGATGAAAATGATAGTGATTTTAATACAGTAAACAAAGTAGGTGGAGAAAAAACTCATACACTGGTTGTCAGTGAGTTGCCACAACATACACATGATAACTATGCGAAACGTACAAATATAACAATAAATAATAGTGGAAATACTCATGTAACGTGTCATAGTTCTAATAGTGGGGCAACAGTTGGTCGTAATATCGGAAGTACAGGAAAAGGGGTAGCTCATAATAATTTACAACCATATATTACTTGTTTTATTTGGAAAAGAATAAAATAAAACTTGACAAAATTATAATATATTATTATAATAAAAGAAAAGAGAAAGGAGAACAAAATGGCAGAAAGAAGTGGATTTTTTAACGCAAGATTACAAGATGGTGCATACGATAGAACATATCAAGCCGAAGATTTTGCAGATTGTTTAAGTTTGTTTATTCCGAATGGAATATATGTTGAGGATTCGGAAACATTAACAGGAACGATTGACAAGACAACAGTGCAAGGGTTAAAGCCATATGCAAGTGGAACAAGTCTTTTTATTAAAGAGGGAAAGGCATTTATTAATGGGTATTGGTATATACTCGATGAACAGGACTTGGAAATATCTTTAACTGTTAATACAACAAAAGCAATCGCATTAATGTATGTTGCGGCTGATAGAAGAATGAGAGTAGAATTGCTTGATTTAGTAGATGAACAGCCAAATGTTCCAAAAACAGATGCACAATATGGAATCTTATTGGGAACTGTTTCTTATACATCAGATGGTGTATCAGTAACAGATTTGAGAGAAGATTTTATGGTTGGCTCTCCAAAAAGTTTACAAACAATAGCAAATCAAGCACAACAAACTTTAGAAGAGCTTGAAGGTTCTATGAGTAACCTAACACCAAAGGATTGGCAAAAAAGTGAACGTGCACTTGCTACAAACTTTACACAAAATACAAATGGAACGGCATTTATTAGTTATGGTAACATATTTGGAAGGAATAATAATAAGTTTATGATAGAATGCTTGTATTATGATTATAACCATGACAGATACACGCCAATACCTTATGTAAGTCCAGATGATTTTGGTAACGTAACAATAAAACAATACTTTACATATCAGATAAGGAATGTAATTGATTCGAATTCACAAAGGAACGTCACAGCAAAAATAACAATTAGCAAGGCACTGTATGATTTAATAAATGAATACCCAACAACAAGGTCATTAAGAATTATATGTAGAAGATATGCAGATTAGAGGTGAGTTTTATGGATGAAAAAACAGTAAACAAAGTTTTGCTGGATGTACAAAAAGAATATGCAAGGTCTAACAAAATAAAAGATAAAATTATTGTGTTATTAATTGTTTTAATGTTTGTAGAAGCAGTTGTTGGGTATTCTGGTTTTGTTTATTACGAATCACAGTTTGAGACAACTACAACAGAAAAGATTGAGGTTGGAACAGAAGGTGAAAATGCAAATGCAGAGTACAATGATAATGATGTAAGCGGAAATTAGTATAATGGCAATGCAGTTCATAATGAAAAGAAGTAGGTGATAGATTATGGCAAAAGCATATGTAAGAAAAATGAGAGTGACAACAAGAAGAAAAGTAAATACAACATCAATAAGAAAGAAACAGAGTCAAAAGCGTTGTCCAACTTGCGGCAAGTATATGAAATAGGGGTGGTGGCATGAACAAAGAAAATGCCTTGACTCGAAAGAAATTAAAACAAATAGATTCTGTGGAGGATTTTGAGAATATGTTAGAAAACCTAATGGCAAGCGAAGAAGATAAAACAATTATTATAATGCATTACAAAGAAGGTAAGTCATTAGGATATATAGCAGATATGTTAGGTATGTCAGAATCAACAGTTAAAAATAAGCACAGAAAATTATTGATAAAAATTGGAAATATTATGTAAAGTAAAGGAGATACAAAAACGTATCTCCTTTTTGTGTACTAGAAATATATTTTGTTTATACTTTTGTTACAATAATAGCTGTATAATGGAGTTATACAAAAGGAAGGGAGGGAGAGGAAATGACATACCCTTATGGTGGTTATGGCATGGGAAAGCCGTTGAGTCCTTACCAACAACAAATGTATCAAGATAGAGTAAATGCATACGAGCAACAGCAATATGCAAATCAGTATAACGGATACATGAGAGGTCAGCAAGTGTTTAATCAACCACAACAAATGATTAATTGTAGACCTGTTTCCAGCTATGATGAAGCAAAGGCAAGTATGATAGATTTGGATGGTAGCCTATTTGTTTTTACAGATGTAGCAAACAAAAAGATTTATACAAAACAAATCATGTTGGACGGAACAGCAGAATTAAAAACATATGTATTAGAGAATAATCAAAACAAAATGCAGGAGCAACAGGCACAACAAAATAATATGTATGTCTTGAGAACAGATTTTGAAGATGTTATTAAATCAATGAAACAGAGAATTGAAGAACTTGGAGGAGGTGTCCTAGATGAACCAGTTGGAAATGATGTTTAAAAATAATCCATTATTTGCAAGGGCGAAACAAATGGCACAAGGAAAGTCAGAGAATGAATTGAAACAGGTAGCAAATAATCTTTGCAAACAAAGGGGTATTAGTTTAGAAGATGCATATAACCAGTTTCAAAACCAAATGAAACAAATGCAATCAGCATTTAGAAAATAAGGTATGAGCCAATGGTGGTTTATATAAATAAAAATCTTACAGGAGGTACTTATTATGGGTATGGATGGTAGCGGATTAAGCGTAGCTGATGCTTTAGCATTAGGCAGAGACAATGAAGGTATGTTTGATGGCAATGGCAGTTGGGTATTTTTCCTTTTCTTCTTACTTGCATGGGGTGGTAACTGGGGAGGAAACTGGGGAGGTAATGGCATGAATGGAACAGCAAGTGCATATACAGACTCAGCCATTCAAAGAGGTTTTGATAATCAAGCGGTTATCAACAAACTGAATGGTTTAGAGAGTGGACTTTGTGATGGTTTCTATGCCATGAACACTTCACTTTTAAATGGTTTTAATGGTACACAGCAGGCAATCAATAATGTAGCTGTTGCAGGTATGCAGAACACAAACGCATTAGCAACACAGTTAGCAGATTGTTGCTGTACGACTAATCGGAATCTTGATGCTGTGCGTTATGAAAACGCTCGTAATACTTGTGACATTGTTAATGCTATCAAAGCAGATGGTGATGCAACAAGAGCATTAATGACACAGAATGAAATTCAGTCATTAAGGGATGAACTTCAAACAGCTAATTTCCAGTTAAGTCAGCAGGCACAAAATGCAACATTAATTTCCACATTAAGACCAACACCAATTCCAGCATATCAGACCTGTTCACCTTATGAGAGTGCTTATATGTATTCTCGTTTTGGTAATGGTTGTAATAATTGCTGTGGGTGCTAGGTAGTATTTTATCCGCTTAGAGCGTGAGAATGTAGGGCGGTAGAAATACCGTCCTTATTTCGGCTTGTAGAGCGTTAGAGAGGGGTTTTAGAATTATGTCATGTAGTTTATATAATAATAATGGTTATGGTTGCGGAGGATGTGTACACTTTGTTAAAACAAATAGTGTGACTTTGACAGATGGTGTTTTAATATTAAACATATCACAGGAAACTTTTGTGAATAAACAAAAAGTATGTATTTGTGTTGCACAAGGATTGCCGACAGGAATATCTAGTGCAGATACAGTAGCAATTACACTTGGAGCAGGAACAACACAGTATGTTTTAAGAACAAAATGTGGAAATAATGTCCATGCAGACCAAATAAGAAGTCGTAGAGTATATCATACAAACGTAGCAACGGATAGTGGAACTTTTGTTGTTTCTTCTTGTGAATTAAACAAAACAGCATACAATTTCCCAACAATCTAGGAGGTGTTTTGAATGAATGAAATGTATAATGGACAACAAGATATGAACAGACAGGATGAACAGCCGTGGTCTGTTGAAACAAAACAAAACAAAAGTTATTCCATGCAGAAAACAAATGAGAGAGAAAAAGAACAGTGTGCAGAAGAAATATATTTAAAGCTTGATGAACATATGCAAAAGGCTTTGAGTATGCATGAACAATTAGCTGATTACTTTTGTTTTTTAGGTTTGCAAGGATTCAAACGCAAGTTAGAATATCAATATATGAATGAGGTAACAGGCAAAAGAAAACTGCATCATAAATATATTAACTTGCATCATAAGATAATACCAATAAAACAGGTTGATTTACCACAAGTTATCCCTTCTGATTGGAGTAGATATACCACAGCAGATGTTAATGATAACGTGTTACCGAAGTTTGTTCGGTCTGCTATGCAGAGATATAAAGACTGGGAGAAACAAACAAAACAATTATATGAAGAATTATGGCAACAGTGTACAAATTATGGTATGACAGCAGATGCAGACTATATTTCTAAGTTAGTAAAAAATGTAACAAAAGAAATCAAAGAAATAAACAGAATGTGTGAACAGTTAAATGGCACAGGTTATGATTCTGTTTCAATCCATAATATGCAGGACAAATACCACAAAAAGTATAAGTCTAAATATGAGGATGAGTTCACAGCAAAAGAAAGAAAAGCAATGAAGGAAAACAAAACAAATAACTAACTAAATAACTTATATTTTATAAGCTTATATATTATATATTAATTTATGTAGTATATAAGCTTTATTTTTGTTTAAATAATTTTAAAATATCTATTGACATTTGTTTTGTTTGTGTTATAATATAATCAAGAACAGAGAAAACAAGATAAACAAAATAAAAGGAGAAAACAAGAACATGGGAAGAACAATTATTACAGTGAAGGCAAACAGTTATAATGATTTTTGTTACAAATTAAGAAGTATGTATATCTGGGATGTAACAGTAAAGAGTGGTGGATGTAGATATAAATATTATGATAACATTTCTGGGAAAATTGTTGCATCTTATGATGAAAGAAAAGACCATGGCTTGGTTTATAATTATGGAAAAAGTTATAAATAAAAAAAAAGTTGAATAAATATAAAAACAGGGTTGACAAATAGAGAAAGCAGTAGTATAATAAAGACAAGCAAAAAGAAAAGGAGAGCAAAAACATGAAGGATTTAAGTAATTTAAAAGTAAAGGATTTAAAAGCATTATCAAGAGAGAAGGGGCTTAAATTAGAGCATAAAGGACATAAGTTCACAAAGCAGGAATTAATTGATAATCTTGTAGAGTTTTACAAGAATGAAGAAAAAAAAGGAGAAGAGGATAACAGCAAGGAAGAAGAAAAAGCAGATATTGTAGAAGCAATCGAAGCAGTTGCGGAAGTAGTAGAAGAAACACAGGCACAGGATGATGAAGAAGCATGGGAGGAAGGAAAAGAAGAAACAACGGAAAAAGAGCAAGAGACAGAAAACAAGTATAGAGGAATCTATGCAACAACATTAAAGCAGATTGCGGAAAAATATTCATATGAGAAGCCGCAATGGGTATATGATGAAGTATTACAGATTGGTTCAACAATCGCATTTATTCATTATGTAGAAGCGAAAGACCAGAATGTATATAGAAAGTTGAGGTTTGCAAAAGTTGTAGGAATTAACAGAAAACAAAGACTTGTAAAAGTTCAAACATTCTACGGGACAGAAGTCAAGATTGGTTTTGATGAATTATTATTCATCGTAAGTAAAAATGATACAGCGAATTCTTTCCCTAAGGATATTCGCAATTATATTAAAGGACATAGAACAAAGCAGGGAAGGAGGGATATTCATGATAGATACATCAGTTCCAACAAGTGTGAAGAATAGCGTTAGACTTCTTTATGAAGCAAGGCAGAATGAAAAAGAAGCAAAACAATATTTAGATGAAGTAAACAGAAAAGAGTCTTTAAACATTTCAAACTATATGTATTCCACACAAGAAACGGATAGTTTTAATGTGACTCTTGATGAAACGCAAATGTACTACTCAAACCATAAACATTTGAAAGTGCAGAAAATTAGAAAAAGAAAAATTGTTTGGTTTCTTGATAAGTTAAAACAAAACTTGACAAAAGAACAGCAGAAAGAAGTTATAGATAAAACATACATTGTTAGTGATATGGAAGGTCTTGTTAAATATCTTAAAACCTGTGGAGTAAAGCCAAATGAATTTAAGAAATATATAGAAGTTCAAGAGGTAGTAAATGAAACGAAACTTGATAATGCATATCAAACAGGAGTGATAAAGAAAAAGCAATTAAATTCTTGCTATGATGTGGAATTAGGAAAGCCTTATATCAAGTTAACGGAAATTAAAAAATGAGAAGGAAATATACAGGAAAAGATTTATTAAAAGTCTTGGTATTCTATGGAATAATAAATGATGATGTTCCAACGTCTGAGTTCAGCATAGTTTGCCCTTTTCATGATGATATAAACCCATCAATGCGAATAAATCTTTCAGATGGTACATTCTTTTGTTTTGGTTGTGGATTATATGGTAATGCATATGACTTTGTTAAAAATGCACAGCCAGAGTTGAATGATTTACAGGCTTGTATTTATCTTGAAAGGATTCTAAATAGCAAGGAAATCAAAAAGATAAATGCAAGGTATAAGAAAAAGAAAAAAATAAACAATCACCAAGCAATTATTGAAGCAGACGATTATTTTTATGGTTTGAAAACAATAGATTGGTATGGAGATTTGGAAGAAGAAGAACAAAGGGCATATGAGTATATGCATAACAGGGGATTTACAAAGAAGGATTTAAACACAGCGGATTGCAGAGTATCTTATAACATAGCATATCCAATTATATTCCCTATATTAGACAATGGAATATTTAAAGGATATGTTGCAAGAACTACAAATAGATATGTAGAGCAGAAACGAAAGTACCTTTATAATGAGGGTTTTAGAAAAAGGGATACTTTAAGTGGTACATATGAGAAGGACAGTATAGTATTTATTTGCGAGGGTTATCTTGATTGCTTAAATCTTAAAACAAAAGGGCATTTGAAAAATGTTGTTGCATTGTTAGGGTGGCATATATCAGATGAACAAATAGAAAAACTCAAAGAAAAAAATATTAAAACAGTGGTGTCTGTTCTGGATAATGATAAATCGGGAGAAAAAGGAACAAGGTTACTAAGTGAGTATTTTAGAGTAATAAGATTTGAAATACCTAATAAAGACGTTGGAGAAATGACGAAAGAACAAATTAAAAAGTCGCTGAGAAAGGTAAGGCGAGAATTAAATGAAATTAGTAGCAAAGATTGAATCAGAAATTGAGCTGATGCATGTTAGTGGCAAGCAGGTTGTCTTATCAGATAATATAACAAAAGAATTTGATGAGTTTTCAGAAGAGTATAAAACACTATGCGATGAATATAAAAGTCTTGTTGGATTTGAAAGAGAAAAAAGCGAAGTTGAATTTGATAAGAAATTGTTAATGATTCTTATTGATGAGATAAAGTCAGAAAAACAAAAAGCATTAGACGAGATTCTTGAAGTTGTTAATAAAATATATAAGAACCCACAGAAATATGATGGATATGTGCAGATTCAAGGTGCAACAATTAGAGTAAAAGATTTTAGTTATTTTAGAATCAAAAAGTTTGACACAAGAGTTTATAAAAGATAAAGCAAAAAAGGAGTGTATAAAGATGGCTATTTCAATTCAAGCAATAAAAAATGAGATTGCAAAAAGTGGAACAAATAAAGGTAAGTTTATTTTTTTCAAAGAGGGAACAAAAATTAGACTTAGATTTTTAAATGATATGGAAGATGGTGTGGAGATTCCTTTCCATGATAGTTTCAAACTTGGTGTGAATGTTCCTTGCCAAGAAATGTTTGGAAGAGAATGTTCATATTGTGAGGATGAAGATTTAAGAACAAGAAATATGTATGTATGGAGCGTATATGACTATGAAAGCAAAGAAGTTAAGTTATTTATGTTTGCTGTTAATAATTGTTCTCCTGTTCCTGCATTAGCATCTATGTATGAAACTTATGGAACTATCACAGATAGAGATTTTGAGATAAAGAGAATCGGAAAAGGACAAAACACAACTTATTCCGTTATTCCTTTGGACAAAAAGAAATTCAGAAATGAGAAAGTGAAACCAATGTCAGAGCAGGCAATTCTGAAAGCAATCGACAAGGCTTATCCTGCTGACAATTCAGAAATTGAGGAAGATGAAGAAAAGCCAACTAGAGCTAAAACAAAAGGAAGAAAAACCAAAACAAAAGCAGAACCAGAGACAGAGATTGAAGAAGAAATAGAAGATTACGAGGAAATGTCAGCCAGAGAGCTTTACCAGATGTGTAAGGAAAGAGGTCTTGATTGTAAGCCTAGAAAAGCAAAAGAATATTATATTGACATTTTAGAAGAAGATGATGAAGAGCAGGAAGATGATTGGGATGATGAAGAAACAGATGATGATGACTGGGATTAATAAATAATAACATTTAGGGGTTGACATAGTTCAGCCCTTTTGTTATAATATAAAGTGTAAGGAGCGAAAACAATGAGTAAATTTTTTGATTTACACAGGCATGATGAACACAGCTTTTTTGATGGATTCGGAAAGCCGCAAGAATTGGTAGAGATAGCAAAGGAGTTGGGGTACAAAGCACTTGGAACAAGTAATCATGGAAATATATCTGGTTTGATACAACATTGGTTGGCTTGTAAGGATGCAGGCATAAAACCGATATTAGGATGCGAGATTTATTTTCAACCAGTATATGACAAAGAAAATCCTAAGAGAAAATCATATCATTTAAACTTGTTTGTCAAGAATTTAAAAGGTTATGAGAATCTTTGTCATATCATGACAGAAGCAAATACACAACAGTTTTATTATAAACCGATTGCGGATTTTAAATTGTTGGAAAAGTATTCAGAGGGTTTAATTTGTACTACAGCTTGTATAGCGAGTGCAACATCACAAGCAATAGTAAACAACAATGAAAAGATGGCTATAAAAATTTTGAAGAAATTTAAAAGTATATTCGGAAAAGATTTGTATGTCGAAATACAACCGTATAAGATTGATACAAAACATACTCAAGAGAAAACAGATTTAGTGCTTATGAGATTAGCAGGAGCATTAAACATTAAATGCATCTTAACTTCTGATTCACATTTTGGACGTAAGGAAGATTTTGATACTTATTGCAAAATGCATGAAATAGGTAAAACAACATTAGATGTAAAAAGAACATATGGTGAAAGGTATATGCCATCTGAAAAGGAAATCAAGAAAAGATTTGTAAAAATATATAACAAAGTTCTTTCGGGAGAAGCGGAGAAAATAGCAACAGAATACATAAACAACATGGACGAGATTTATAACAAGGTGGAAAGTGATATTCTGGAAGGATGTAAACTTGAGCTTCCGCAAATTTCAACAGGTGGAGACAGCTATAAGTTGTTGAAACAAAACATAATTAGAGGATTAAAGAAAAAAAGGAAATATAACAAAAAATACATAACAAGATGCAAGAAGGAACTAGACGTAATCCATTATCATGGTTTTGACGATTATTTTTTAATGGTGCAGGATTATGTTAATTGGGCAAGGGTCAATGGCATAGAGGTAGGAGCAGGAAGAGGGTCAGCTTGTAATTGTTTAATTGCGTATGCATTAAACATAACAGATGTTGATAGCATAAAATATAATTTAGATTTTAGTAGGTTTATGCGTAAGGAAAAGAAGAAGCTACCTGATATAGATGTAGATTTTGAGACAGAACGTAGACAGGAAGTTATTGATTATGTTATCAAAAAACATAAAGGAAAAGCTGTCCAGATATGTAGCTATGGAGAATACAACATTGACAACCTAGTAAATGATTTATCTGGTGTATGTGGTTTGCCAATGTCTGGAAAGGATTTAGACGAGTTTGACAAAGACAATAACAAAAAGATAGTAGCAGAAATAAAAGCATTTATACATGGGTATGAGATTGAGGGCGAATTGGATATGCAGGCATTAAAGGATGATGCGGCATATTATGAGTACAATGATTTGTATGATAACATAATGAAGCATTTTAGTAAGTTGTATGGAAAGATACGTTATCTTGGTAAACATGCCGCTGGGGTGGCTGTAGTAGGTACAGACATATCAAACTATACCTGTATCATAAGACGTGGTAAGGATGCATATTCGTCTTGTTATGACCTTAATGATTTGGAGCATATTAATTGTATTAAGTTTGATATGTTAGGTCTTAAAACATTGTCTGAAACAAAAGAATTGAGAGAGTATACAGGGCATAGAATAACAGACGAGGACAGAGAAGAACAAGATATTTATGATAATTTTAGAGCAGGAAATACAGATGGGATATTTCAGATGGAGAAATCTGCACCAAAGAAAATTCTTGACATGATACAATGTGATTGTATGAATGATGTTATTGCAGTAAACGCATTGAACAGACCTGCACCATTACAGTTAAAGATGCATGAAACATATGCGTATAACAAATTATCTGGTAAGGCAGACAAAAACACACCATATTATAAATACACACAAGAAACGTATGGAACAATGTTATACCAAGAGCAGACTGTAGAGGTTGCTCAGAAGGTAGGGCATTTAACAGCTCCACAGAGTTTTGATTTATTGAAGATTATGAAGAAAGCAGAGAACCTAACAAAACCAGAGTACATACCAATCATTGAACAGATGAAGAAAGATTTTTATAAGGGTTGCCGAAGTGAAGGATTAACAAGAAAGCAGACAGATAGTCTATGGAGTAGCATGTTAATCTATGGCTTTAATAAGGGGCACAGTACAGGCTACTCCTTAATTAGTGTAGACCAGATGTGGTACAAGATACATTTCCCAACAGAATTTTGGTATGTAAAAATGAAATACGCATTGAACGAAGCAAATATTTTTAAATATGCAGAGTGTGCCGTGAAAGATGGTGTTGTGGTTATGTTGCCCCACGTAAACCAGACAGCCAGAACATCATTAAGAAATTATGATGGTGAAATGGTTATACAACAGGGTATGAGTATTATTAAGGGAATAGGAGACAAAGCCGCCACAGAGATAGAAATGGAAAGGAAGAAGAATGGCAAGTTTTTAGATTATGATAATTTTTATGATAGATGCAAAGGCAGAGCAGTAACAAGTAGAGTGATAAACATACTGGAAGAACAAGGTGCATTAGAATTTAATGAGAAGAGATATGTTAGTAGAGTCGTGAAATATAATAGTACAATGATGGCTAAATAATGGAGGAATTAAAAATGAAGATTGTTAGACCAGATAAACCAGAGCGTTGTTCAAATTGCTTATATAGCGAATTTGCAAAAGGATTTTTGTTTTGCAACAATTCCGATTCAGATTTATATTTAGATAATGTAGATTATTACACAAGCTGTGAGTGTTGGATGGATGGAAATGAAGAAAGGAAAAGAAAATGAAACAAATGAACAGAGAAGCAATTATGAAGTTATGTTCGGAAATATCAAAAAAAGAGGGTGATGGTTCTGTATATAGTCTAGGAAGCAAAAATGGTATTTTGAAAATTCCTAGATGGGGCACAGGTTTACCAGAGCTTGATAACATAATCGGTGGAGGTATGCCAAAAGGAAGAACAATAGAAATCTTCGGAGGTGAATCCGCAGGAAAAACTTCTTTAGCATATCATTTATGTTCACAACATGAAATTTGTTTAGATATTCCGATTGAAGGATGCGTAGATAAAGATACAGAGTTTTTTAATGGAGAAGGATGGAAGAAAATTAGTGATTATAAAAAGGGAGAGAAAGTATTACAATATAATGAAGATGGGACAGCAACACTTGTTGAACCATTAAAGTATCATAAAAAAGATGCTTGTCTTATGTGGAATGTGAAAACAAAAAATAGATTAGACATGGTTGTATCAGAACATCATAATGTAGTGTACAAGCCAGTTGGAAGTAATAAAGTAAAAATAAAGCCATTCCATGATATTCGTTTAAGAATGTTGAGAAACAAAGAAGGGTTTGCAGGAAACATTCCAAAAACGTTTATGTTCAGCGGAGAAGGTGTTAGTTTATCAGACGAAGTTATTCGTCTAATGGTTGCAGTAATGGCAGATGGAAGTTTTAAAAAAGAGAATAAAACAAATCTGTGTTATGTTGGATTAACAAAAAAAAGAAAACGAGATAGAATGAAAATGCTGTTAACAAACTGTGGAATTGAATATATGTTATCGAAAGATAAAAAGTTCTTTAAGTTTTATGCACCATATAAATTTAAACATTATCCTAGCGAATGGTATGGTATGTCAAACAGACAGTTAATGGTTGTGTTGGATGAAATGAAACATTGGGATGGTTGCCAATTTGAAAAAGGGCATATGCCGAGTTTTACGACAATAAATAAAAAAGATGCTGATTTTATTCAGTTTGCTTATACAGCGTGCGGATATGCCGCATATATTGTAGAACGTGATAGGTGGGATGAATACCATTATATTGATGGTCGTTTGATTGATAATAGTAAAGTAAGTTATACAGTTTGTTCGGGTATCAGAAGTGATATTGTAAGCCTTAGAAAAGCAACGGTAGAACAATTTAAACCAGTTGATGGGAAAATGTATTGTTTTACGATGCCATCTGGAATGTGGGTTATGCGTAGAAATAATCGTATTATTGTAACAGGTAATACGTTTGATTCAAATAGAGCAAAGGTGTTTGGGAATAAACCAAAGCAGATGTTAGTATACAGAGCAAGGTATGGTGAAAAAGCATTTAATAGAGCAATCAGATTCGCAGAGGAAGGTATTCCATTAATTATTATTGATAGTGTACCATCAATGCAACCGAAGGATGATATAGACAAAATTAGAAAGGCTGTAAATACAGATAGCGAACAAGAAACAAGGATTGGTGGTGTTGCTAGGTTAATGGATAAATATTTGCCAACCTTAGAGGATGTAATAGAGCAAACAGGAACAACTGTTATATTTATTAATCAGATTCGAGATAAAATGAACGCTTTGCCATTTGGAGACAATATACAAACACCAGGCGGTCATAAATTAAAACATAGTTGTTCTTTGAGAATACAGGTAGCACGAAAGGGATATATTGATATTCCAAATCATAACCCATATAATACAGCAAGCAAGGAAACAATCGGCATGATTATGAAGTGCAAAGTTGTAAAATCAAAAGTTTGCAATCCAAAAGGTGAGTGTGAAATCCCATTGATTTATGATAGAGGTTTCATTCCATTTGAAGATTTGCAGGATGTGAGAAAAGAAATCATGACAGAAAGGAGGGAAAAATACAAAGGATGAATGAAACTGGATTAAATTTTTATTGCTTACGATATAAAAGGAGTGATTTGGAATATAATACAATATGTACATTTTTTTGTTATGATACAAACGAGCAAAGTGCGATAGAAAGATTTGTTGATTTGACAAAATATCAAAAAAAAGATATAATATCAATAGAGGTGCAGGACAATGGGTCTTTTAGATGAAATCAAAAAAGAAGCAAAGAAAACATTCACTCGGATACAATCTACACAAGAGGCAGAATTAGAACATAAGCTGAATAGTTTGCATTATCTTGATAAAAACATAGAACAAGAATTAATCTTCTTGAGGTCTGTAATGACAAGGGGTGCAGAGACAACAGAAAGAAAAGGACTTCATGCATCTGCTATTATTGTATCAGATAAAAAGTTTTGTTTGCGGCAACAAGTATTAAGTATATTTTATAAGCAAAAGCAAGGGGAACAAGTACAGGTAGGATTAAAAAGAATATTTAGTGAAGGGGATGCCATACACGAGAAATGGCAAAGGTTATTTATCAGAGGGGGCTTGTGTGAACCGCTAGATTGCGATTATAGCCGTTTTCGTGATGAATACGATTTATCCTATACTCCCGACATAATTTGCTGTATAGATGGAGAGAGATACGTTGTAGAGATTAAATCAGTAAATACATATCAATTTAAAAATATGATAGATAAAGGAACATATCATAAAACAGGTAGAAAACAATTACAGCTGTATATGCATTTAACAGGAATACATAAAGGGTTTGTTTTGTGTGAGGACAAAAACACACAAGAAATCAAAGTGTTTTGTTATGAGTATAATTATGAGGAAATTGCAAAATATATTAAGCGGTTAGAAAACATACAGAAAGCAAAACATAGATTAATGAAACATAACAAATTAGTTAAGAGGTCAAAGGATTGCACAGGATATAATTGCAAAATGGCAGAAGCCTGTAACATGAGAGAAGTCTGCTATGGGAAATCAAAGAAAAGAATATAATAAAAGGGGGTTGACATTGTTCAGCCCCTATGTTATTATATAGGTGTAAACAATAGAGAGAACAAAAACAGAAGGGAGAACAAACAATGAGAACTATAAGAATTAGTGTACCTAGTGGAAAAGTAAAAATGGTAATGTGGGAAGGAACAGAAGACGAAGAAGAATTTGAAATTAAATCATTAAAACGTGGAACACCATACATAAAAGCATATGGTGTAAAGTATGAATTGACAAAAGAGGAAATCAATTATATTAAAAGTATATTAAGTATTATGAGAAAAAAATGAGTAAATATTGTAAACCAATGGGATTGTATGTAACATATCTTGATTGCATGGATTGTGAAGATAAGGAGTGTATGAATCCCCACAATAGAAAGGAGGAAAGCAAAGTGTCATATTTGGCAAATGTGTTGTGTGAGCCAAATGATATTGTGTACCTTGTATTCTGTGCAAAGAAGCAGGGTGGAAAGAAAAACATTATATTTAAAGGCAGGGTTGAAATGGTAACAATTACAGCAGAAGGAATACGTTATCATTTTTATGCACTTAAATGCACAACAGATAAGGAACTGAATGAGAAGCTACAAAACGGACAAGTAGTAAATCATTACAGGTTTGGTAATCAAACAATAAATAATGGATTTAAAACAACAGACTTATATCCAGTATTTACAACAAAGGAGAAATGTATTGAATGGTTAAAAGCATGAGAAAAACAATTAGTGGGGATTATAAAAAGAGATTCGAAAAAGGATTTAAATTACTATGTGGTTCAAAATCACCTTATCAAGTATGGTCAGATTGTATGGCATTGTTTGCAATTACATTAGCAAATCAAAGTATTTTACCAATGACAGAGTTTGAACAATTTAAAGAAATATGGGACAAAAGGGAAAAAGAATATCTAAGAATTATTAATAACTATTCAAAGAAAGAACAGAAACTTTTCCCACAAATGTTTGCATTAATTGTAGAAGAACTAGAAGAAAGACCAAATCAAGACTTATTAGGTGAAATATATATGATGTTGCAAATACATAATAAAAATGCAGGACAATTCTTTACACCATATAGCGTGTGTGAAGTAATGTCGAATCTCACATTTGACAGAAAAGAACTTGGAAAAACAGTACATAAGAAAGGTTATGCAAATGTGTATGATTGTGCTTGTGGTGCTGGTGCAACATTAATATCAGCAAGTGAACAATGCAAGGAAATGTTCCATAAATATAATTATCAAAATCATGTTTATTTTGTCGGACAAGATATTGACATAACCTGTGTTCATATGTGTTATATTCAGTTATCATTACATGGATTAGCTGGATATGTTATACATGATAATTCATTAATTAAACCAGAACCTATATTACCAGATGATTTGGAAAAGATATGGTTAACTCCTATGTGGTTCAATCAAGTATGGACATATCGCAGATTCTTTCATAATCAAGACATTTTAGGGAGAAGTATAATAAGAAAGGAAGGAAAGGTTTTAAGAGAATATGAAAAAGACAATTAAATTTGGAGATATTTTTTCAATCAACAAGGAAGGAAGAAAAAACGAAAAAAGATATATCTTCTGTGGTAAGGTAGGAGAAAAACTTTTATTATACCAGTTAGATGGTATTGACTATATCCTTGTTGACAAAGAATGGTTTAGAGACAAACAGATGCATTATATTGAAGATATGGAGCACTCAGAAAAAGGACACAATAATAGAGAGCTTGCGAAGAAGTATAAAGAGGAATATATGACAATTCCTTTTATGTAGGTGGTAATTATGCAAGAATGGGTAATAGGTATAGACCAGAGCTATAAACGTACAGGAATAACAATTTTAAAAAACAAATATATTATTGACATGATTTCGGTTGATTATAAAGCCTGCAATAACAATTCAGAAAAAAGGGTAACACTAACAAATACTCTTGAAGGAATTATGTCGAAACATGATATAAAAAATCCATTAGTATTGACAGAGAGAATTCGTTTACGTTCACAAGGATTTCTTTCAGAAGCCTATATTAAATCAACAGGTGCATTGGTAGCAACTATAATTGATTTCTTTTATTATTGTGATGAGATACCTGTATATTCTGTAGATACACGTTTCTGGAAAAGTCAAATAGTAGGTAGCAGTAAACCATTAGAAAACAAATATGGTATTGACCCTAAGAAATACCGTACAATCCTCTATATGCGGTCAAGAGGGCTTTTAAAATACATAGTGGAGGAATACAAGGGTAAAGGTACTAAAGGTGTTATACAGGTCAAAATAAACGGTCATAAAGTACCTTGTAAAGTCAATGATGATTTAGCAGATAGTTATTGTATTGCAATGTGTGGCTATCTACCTAAAAGCAAACAAAAATTTAAGGAGGAGAAATTTTAATGTTTAGTTTTATTAAAAACAAATTAAAAGAAATATTTTATTTAGATGAACCCGAGCCAATAGATATTGAAGAAGGTTGTGGTTTAGAATCAACTTGCAAATTCTCTGGAACAGAACTTTGTCTTGGGGTTGAAAGAAAAACCTGTGAAGGATGCCCTCTGATTGGTTGTAGAGGTTGTGAGAAATTACAAGAGTGTGTAGATGAAGGATTAATATAATAATTATATAAATATAGTAGAGAATTATGGGGCATGAGTAATCATGCTCCTATTTTATTGCATAAAATTAAAACAAAGATGTTGACAACAAAACAAAATTATGTTATTATATAACCAAGTTAAGAGAAAACAAATTTAGGAGGAAACAAAACAATGGTAAAACAGAAGGTAGGAAAGAATAATATAATTCATTTTAATAGTGTAACAGAAGTGGCTCGTTTCATTCGTGATAACGATGACAAACTAACAGATACATTTAAAACACTTAGGAAATCAGAACGTGGTAGAGAATCTTTTACTGGTACAGAGTCTTATGATGCCGCAGAAGACCTTTTATTACATGGATGGGATGAAGTCTCAAAGGAATTTACACAAAGCATTAAAAAGGTAAATACAAGCGTTTCATTTAAGAATAGAAATTGTTATGGAGTGGCAGGTTATCAGTGTTCTGTACCTAGATATTTACAAGGTATTCCAACAAATATGATTTCAAACAAAAGAGTTCCTGTAAAAAACAAAGTAATAAGCATAACAAAAAGTATATCGTATAGTTGTAGTGTAAGAACAGAAACAATAAAAGAGCAGTCTTTGAAAGTTTTGAAACTTGTAAACAAATTAGAATCAGAAGGATATAGGATTAATTTAAACATTGCTTTGGTTGCAACAGATAATAGTTATGTAAAAAATCCCAAAATGGTTTCACTTGTTGTAAAAGTAAAAGATGCTTCACAAAGGATGAACATAAAACAAATGGCATTTCCTATGGTTCATCCATCTATGTTAAGAAGAATTATATTTGGATTGATAGAACGGTTACCAGAGTGTGAATATCTTGGTAGTTTTTATGGAATGCCTGCAAATAATAGTGATGCTAAATTATTGTTTGAAAAAACTTATTTTATTCCTGCAATAGTAGAAGAGGAAGAAATCACAGATATAGAAAAATATAAATGCTAGAGTATTGATATGAGCTTCATATATACGTTTTAAATCAATTCTATATAAATAAAGGTAATCTTTATAGGGTAAGACAGTAAAATGGCTTAGAGCGTGTATATGAGGCTCATTTATTTTTTTGATAAAAGTTCTTGGCAACCCAAAGCAAAAGAAGTATAATAGGCGTAAAGGGAAGGGGATTATAGGGGTTAGGATTTAAGGTTATTAACCTTAATAATTAACTTTTATAAAACAAATTAAATAAAAGTTTTAAAAACATATTGACAAACAAAAGTATTTATGTTATTATATAAATACAACAAAGAGATAAAACAAAATGATAGGAGAATAAGATTATGAAAACAAGAAATATTTTATCAGTAACAAAAGAAGGAAACAAAGCAATAGCAGAAGTTAAAACAGATTTTGGTACAGTAAAATTAAAAAGAACATTTAGAAAACATACAAAGGAAATTAGGGAATTACAAAAACAAAATGTTTATTGTTTTGAGATTCAAGGTATTTTATATTGGTATAAGTTCAACGATAGTAATGTTGGAACACAGTATAAAGAACCAGAAGATTTTAGAAGTGAAACAAGAACAACAGATAGTCTTAGAAAAGGTATTAAAGTTAATAACAATAGTGTTGAACTTCCAAAAGTAGAAATTAAAGAAAATAAAAAAGAAGAACCTAAAAAGGAAGAAGTAAAAGAGAACAAAAAAGAAGTAAAACATTATCAGTATGATACAATTAAAGCTTGTATTGAAAATGATATTCCTGTATATCTGGCAGGTGAAGCAGGAACAGGAAAGAACTTCACATTGGAACAGATTAGTTGGGAACTTGGATTAGAGTTTTATTTTACAAACAGTGTTCAGCAAGAATATAAATTAACAGGTTTCATTGATGCAGGTGGAACATATCATGAAACAGAATTTTATAAAGCGTTTAAGAACGGTGGAATATTTTTCCTTGATGAAATGGATGCAAGTATTCCAGAAGTATTAGTTTTATTAAATGCCGCTATAGCAAATAAATATTTTGAGTTCCCAAATGGTAAGATTCATGCACATAAAAACTTTCGTGTAGTTGCCGCAGGAAACACAGTTGGAAGCGGAGCAGATGAAATGTACACTGGCAGAATGGTATTAGACCAAGCCACGTTAGATAGATTTGCAATCATTGAATTCGGATATGACAGAAACATTGAGTTCTCTATTTCAAACAATAATGAAGACCTTGTGGACTTTATAAGGGATTTAAGAACAGAAGCTAATAACAATGGTATTCGTGCAACATTTTCTTACCGTTGTATTATGATGGTAACAAAACTTGAAAAAACAAATATTCCTTTAAAACAGATTATAGCAATAGCAGTATTTAAGGGTATGACAAAAGATACCATTAATAGTTTTAGAGTGATGGGTTCAAACAAATATTATAAAGCATTATATGATTTACAGGTGGCATAACAGCCACCTTTTATTTTTGTTATGTTTTTAAAAAAGTTTCAAAAAGTTGTTGACAAAACATAGCCTATATGTTAATATATAATTGTCAAAAGGAAATGAAAACATTAGAAAGAACAAATCAGGAAAAGAAGGTGATATAATTTATAAATTTCCTATTTATTGGACAGAAGCAATGAAGGTTGAATTCTTGCAAAGAGTAATATTAGTTCACAGTTATTTATATTATATGTTAGATGATAGTGTATGGACTGATAAACACTATGACGAGATAGCAAGGCAATTAACAAGCATACAGAAAGAACATACAGAAGAATGGATTAAAGTAAATACACAATATGGATATGTGTTTTACGATTATGATGGAACAACAGGTTTTGATTTATGGGATAGATTAAAACAAAAAGACAAACAAAAGATATTAAGCATAGCAGAAAGAAGGATAAGAAATAATGGATAAAAGGTCAACAAGATTTTATCGCAAGAACGAAGCGGAAGTAATGCATAGATTAGGCATTAACCCTACAATTAATTCTGGTGCAGGATGGATTCAGAAAGAAGATGGGGAAAGCGATTTATTTATGTGCCAACTAAAGTCAACAGACAACAAGAGTATAAGTGTAAAGCAAGAAGATATTAATGCATTAGAATATCATGCTTGTACCTCACATAAGATACCTATATTTGCATTACAGTTTTTAACAACAGATAGTGTATATGTTATGATACCAGAAGAAGAGTTCAAAGAGTATCAAGAATATAAAAAAGCAAAACAAAATGAAACATTTTCACAAAAAAGTGTTGACATTGAAGAAGAAAAGGAATATAATAAAGATACGCAAAAGGTTAATAGAGATATTAATAAAATGCGTAGTACAAGAGAGCAGTTTTATAAACAGATGGAACAGGAGAGAGAACAACAGGACAGAGATTTTAAAGCAAAAATAAAAGAAAGGAGAAAAGCAACGTGGAAAAGAAATTCAGACAAAAAGGTGTAGCAACCTTTGAGGGTTTGAATATCGGTAAAAACAAGCAGGTAACCTTAAAGGTCAAATTAAGATATGATGAAGTGGTAACGTCTGTAGAACTCTTACAGGGATTAAATACAGACATTACAATTCAAGCAAAGCTTGGCGGTGAGTTAGCAAACTTAGGAATGTTTACTATCGGAGGTATCAATTTTGACAGGGATGGAAATGCAGTTATTCCTTTTAAGTCGTTAACCGAGAATGTTAATCTTGATAAGATTACAAGTTTAGTTGACGAGGAATATATACCTCTTAGATTTTTAGCGGTATTAGAGTTACCAGAAACAACAGAGAGTGAGGATGAAACAGAGTGGGACGATTAAAGTATAATCAGCTTGCAAAAGCACAGACAAAAGAAAATAGAAATGTTGTGATTTCAGAAGCCGCAACACTTGATGGTGAAACATTAGGTTATGCGGTATCAGAACAAATTGTAATCCATGAAGGAGAAAAAGACACAACAATGTTCTTAAAGAATGGATTAGGAATTGTTTCTAAAGAAGGACTTGTAAACTTGCGTGATGCAATCAACAAAACATTAGAACAAATTAATTAAAAACTTGTTGACATAACATAGCTCATATGTTATAATATAAATGTAAACAAAAAGCAGATAAACAATCAATTTAAAAAGAAAAGGAGAACAAGAACATGACAAACAAAGAATTAGAAATGGTAATCGAGATTAAGGAAGCAGAGTTAGCAGGATTAAAAGCAAAGCTTGAAGGATGCGAAGACCAGAAGGAAGAGACAGAGAAAGAAGTAAAGAAGCCGGGAAGAAGAAAGAAAGCGGCAAAGGCTAAATCAGAGCCAGAAGTAGAGGAAGAAGAAACAGAAGAAGATGCAGATGATTATGAAAGCATGACAAGCACAGCACTTTATAAGTTATGTTGTGAGAGAGGTATTTCTTCTAAGTGTAAGAAGCGTGATAAGAAAACATTAATCGCAGTTCTGAAAGAAAATGATGCCGCACAGGATGCAGAGGATGATTGGGAAGATGAAGAAGAGCAGGAAACAGACCCATATGCAGGTAAGACAGCGAAGGAACTTTACAAAATGTGTAAAGATAGAGGATTAACCGCAGTTCCTAAGAAGTCAGCAGATGTTTATGCAAAGATTCTTAAAAAGGCAGATGCAGAAGCCGCAAAGAAAACAAATACAAAAGCACAGGTTGAGGAAGAAGAAGACGATGAGGACGATTGGGAAATTTAACTCAACAGATATGGGGAATATGCTCTAGCAGTATATAATAATAAAGTTAATTAATCAAATTGCAAAGGCAGGTAGGTTGGTAACAAAACTTACTTGTCTTTTTATTTAGGAGAGAACAGCATGAGAATGAGTGAAAAAGTGCAAGAAATGTTATTGATTGATTGTAGAAAGCAAGAAGGAAAAGAAAAGATTAATAAGATATTATGGAATATTAAGCCTATCAAACAGAAAATGATTAAATTGGGATACGAAAAAGGAGACATAGTTCCTTTAGAACAGTTAGAGAAGTTTTTGCAGTTTGTTAGGATACAGTATGGTTATAGAACGCAGTGGATAAATTCATATTTTGAAACAGACAAAACAAAAAAGCCGCATAAAACAAAATTTGTGTTTTATACACATGGTATTGTTGATGTGGAAGGTGAATGGATAACAAACATTGAAGGGAAAACAATATGGGAATTGTTCGCAAAGACAGCCATAGTATTTTATGACGAGATAAAGAAGGGAGAACAGAAAGAATGAGTAAAAACAAAAATGAAGAATTGATTATGCCAAAAACAAAAGCAACCTTCTATACAGATGGTGCTTGCTCTGGTAATCCGGGCATTGGTGGATGGTGTTATGTTGAGGTAGTACCTTATAAGAATGAATATAAAACAGAAACGACAGTAGGTGGGTCAGATGATACCACAAACAATGAAATGGAATTACTAGCCGCTTACAATGCTATATTAAAGGCATATAGGGAAGGAGTAAAGGAAGTTACAATCTATTCCGATTCAGCGTATGTTGTGAACCCTGTAATTAATAGTTGGTTATTAAAATGGAAATCAAATGGTTGGCAGACTTCTACAGGTAATGAAGTTAAAAACAAAAGAATTTGGGAACGCATGGCAAAATTGATTTATGAAAAAGGTATGTATATTAATTTTGTTAAGGTAAAAGGACATTCAAGTGATTTATTAAATGATTTGGCAGACAGGGGGGCAACAAATGAGATTGAACGTAGAAAATATGAAATTATGGGTATGTAGTTTATTAAAAGCTATCTTATGTGGTTTTGACGCTCTGGTGGAGCGTGTAGCAGGTTTTATATATAAAAACGCTAGAGAGATAGGTACAGTAGTAAAAGTCTTGTATGTGGTCGTTATGGTGGCTTATATCAAGTGTGATGCAATAGATGCATTTGCTATAACAATTTGCTTGATGTGCATAGCATATGCAGTTAAGATAGCCTATCAGAAATTACACAATATGAATGAAGATTTTATACCAAAGCCAAGAGAAAGGTTTACTAAAGTAAATGAAAGAGGAATGATAGAAGTAGATAGAAGCAGGTGGCAGGAATTAATACAGTATGTGTATGAACTAGAAGAATATATGCAAGAAAAGCCTTGACAAATAAAAGGTATTATGATATATTATATACATGGAACTCATAAGGATAATTGAGGAAGGAATAGCCATTAAATATTCGCCATTAACATAAAACTAAATAATGATGCGACATAATCTTGGTTTAGTTTAAGATAAATTTTTAAAAATTATGCATGGTAACTCACAAAAGATTCCTTTTAAGTTAAGTTGGTTAATGCAAAGTAGTTGTTAATTGATTATGTCGTATTAAAATATAGGCGGTAAATAAATACCGCCTTTTTAAATATTAAAACAAAAAAAGGAGGGAAACAAAAGTTGGGTAGAAAGGGAGAAATGCCAGAGAGTTTTAAAGATGGAAAAATAGATAAATATAATTTCAGAAACAGAACACCAGAAGAAATGCAAGAGATAGTAAGAAAATCTCATGAGAAGAAAAAAGAAAACAATAGAAAGAAAATGGAACTACAAAATTGTATGAGAAGTATTCTTGATTTAGGTGTACAATCTGAAAAGCAAAGGAAAGTTTTAAAATCATTTGGCATAACAGATAAGAAGATAACAAACAAAGTGTTGTTGATGGTATCTTTGTACATGAAAGGTGTTAAAGGCGATGTACAGGCAATCAGAGAGATTGTGAATATGATGGACAGGTTGGACATTCTAGAGGATACAGGTAACATAACACAAGGTATCAATATCAATCTCGTCCCTGTGCAAAGTAATACAGAGCAAGAACAGCAAGAATTATCAGACGAGGATGCATACTGGGATTTAGAGGATGAATCAGAAGACTGGGGAGAAGATGTTTACAAACCATGAAAACAAAACAAAAGAAGAACAAAAAGAAAGAATCAAAGGTATTATGGATTGCGGCAACACCAGATAGATATGAGTTCCCGATATGTGTTTGTGACAGTCAGAAAGACCTTGCAGAGCGTTTAGGAACTACAGTAAGCAATATATCCCATCTGGCAGAAAGAAAGCGTAGAAGTAGTCGTAGTAAGTATTATATATATAAAGTGAGGAATGTGTAATGGTATGCAACGTATATAATTCATTGAGTATTCGGCAAAAACCAAACAGAAAAGGTAAGGTTTTAGGAACAGTACCAATGAATAAAGTAGTTAACATTGTTGGCAAAAAATATGTGTGGGATAAAAACATCCCATATGTAAAAGTACAGTATTGTAACATCACAGGATATATAAATGCCAAATATGTTAAAGGACTTGTGTTGAAGAAAAAACAAAAGAAAAATAAAAAATATCCATGGGTAGCTGTATTAAGTAATGGGAAACAAAACAAAAGAATCAAAGTCGTAAAACAATATAGTTTTGGAGAGTATATATCAAAACATGGTTGTTCCATTGCCGCTATTGTAGAAGCATTAGAGACTTATGGAATAAATAAAAGTCCATACGAAATAAATAAGTATTGCAGAAGCCATTATAAGTTTAATGGTAGTAAGGTAGCAATTCATGGAGCGTATAAAACAGTAAAAGCAATATCAAAAAAGAAACCTGTTTACCATGATGTAAAACAAAATAATAAAACAAATATTAGAAAGATAATCAAAGAAACTCTAAAGGCAGGCAAAAAAGTAGTGATTGAACAAAAGAATCCAATACATACTTATGTTGCTTTAGGATTCGCTCTTAATGGTAAAATAGTAATTGCAACAAGTGGACAGCTTAAGGAAGTATCACTTGCATGGATTATGAAAACAATAAATGTTGGCGATGGTTCAAAAGCAGATTATTTCAAAGGTTCAAAAGCAGATGCAGGTATTTTTATTATTTAGTCAAATAGAGCCATAGAAGCATTTTAAGGTATAAGGGTATAAATGCCCTGTAAAAATATATAGAATGTATATATGAGCCTATATGAAGCCTAGAAAGGTGGTCTAATATGTTTGTAATTAATATAAATTGTAATAATTGCGGCAATAAGAATAATTGTATGTATAAAGATAGAACAAAAGAATTAAAACAAATCTTAGAAAAGAAATATGATAAAAACAAATATTATAATTTAGGTGGTTATATAAAGTGTGCATTTTATGTATCTGAATAATATAATATATAAATATATTTAATATAATATATATAAACAAACAATATTAGAACGGAACAACAAAACATAACAGAACAATAATAAAGGAGTATAGAACATGAACAGATGTAGATGGATGAAAATAAAGAAAACAAATGCAGAACAAGAACAAAAAGCATGGATAACACAATGCGATTATGAACTAGAAGAATCATGGTTCCCTGTTATGTTTGAGGGAATGCTTGATAGTTGGTATTGTCCATTTTGTGGTAAACAGATAATGCATATAACAGATGAGAAAGGAGTGTAAAAGGGATATGTCAGAAAAGCTAAACATAAAATATAGACTAATAAAAGAGTTAAAACCGTATAAGAAAAATGCAAAGAAACATAACAAAGAACAGGTAGAACAGATAGCCAATAGTATCAAAGAGTTTGGATTTACACAGCCTGTTATAATTGATAAACATGATTGCGTAGTAGCAGGACATGGAAGAATCTTAGGAGCAAAGAAAGCAGGATTAAAACAAGTGCCTACTGTATGTTTAGATGAATTAACAGAAGAACAAATAAAAGCATATAGGTTGGTAGATAATAAACTGAATGAAAGCGAATGGGATTATAGTTTACTTGATGAAGAAATAGAACAGCTTACAGATATAGACATGGATTTGTTTGGCTTTGATACAAACATGACAGATGATGATTTAGAAAAAGCTTTGAAGGAAGTAAAATTTAAAGTAAAAGAAAAACACCTTGTTATTATAACATGCAAGACAGAAGACGAAACAAAAATATTGCAAGATAAATTGAAAAAGAAAGGTTATGATTGCCAAATTAAAAACACATAATAACAAACAATAAGGAGTATATCATGAAAATATACTTAGCAGGTAGTATTGGTAAAGTTGAGTTAAAGCAAATGCAAACACAAGGGAATAGGTATTTACTTCAAACATATTATGATATGAGAGCATGGAAAGATAGTAAGGTGGAAAGCTATCTAAATAGCTGTGAAGAGTTCTTGTTGGACTCTGGTGCATTTACATTTATGAACAGCGGGAAGAAAGTAAACTGGAAAGGCTACGTAGATTCTTACATAGAGTTTATAAATAAGTATGACATTAAACAGTTTATAGAGTTAGACCTAGACCATGTTGTTGGTGTAGAAGAGACAATAAAAATAAGACAGTATATAGAAAAGAGAACAGGTAAACAAACAATACCAGTATTTCATGCAATTAGAGGCATTGATTACTATAAGCAGATGTGTAAAGAGTATGACTACATTGCGATTGCCGCAAGTGGAATTGTTAAAGGCATAGATGAATATGTAAAGAATCCAAAAACTCTAAGGCAATTACTTAGGATTGCTCATAATAACGATTGTCATGTACATGGGTTAGCCTATACTCGATTAAGTAATATTAATAATACTACAGTGCCATTTGATAGCGTGGACAGTACTGCTTGGTTATCTGGTGCTAGATATGGAACATGGTATACATATAAAAACGGTCATTTACTACAAAGGAATATGGCTAACAGAGGAATAGACAGACAAACATTCAACACAAATAATTTAGCTTGCTGGATACAAGCTCAAAAAAATAAATCAAAAGATGATAAGGAGTGGACTAAAAATGGAAATTAAAACAAAAGTAGAAAAGTATATTTTTGCAATGTATTGTGCAGGTGTAATTATTCAAAATGTGCTTGCAACAAAAAACATAAGTGTATTTATTTTCTCAGTAACAACAGGGATTCTTGTTTCACCATTAGTATTTTTAACTCAAGATATTTATACGGAGACATATGGGTTCAAGAAAGCTAGAAATATGGTTTTGTTTGGTTACCTAATGAACTTCTGTATGATAATTCTAGGCGTTATTAGTATTTATATTCCAAAGGCTAGTTTTTATCAAAACCAAAAAGCCTTTGCAACAATTATGGGAACAACTTTTAGAATAGTTATTTCAAGCTTTATTGCTTATAGTGTTGGGTCAATCGTTAATGTGAAGATTATGGCAGACTTTAAAAAGAAAAGCAGTTTGTTTTTTAGAGCAATATCAAGCACAGTTGTAGGACAACTGTTAGATAACTTTCTTTTTAGCTTTTTAGCTTTTATTGGTATCATGGAATTTAAAGATGTTTTGCTAATGACTGTTGGTGCTACAATTATTGAAACAATGTATGAGGTTGTACTGTTTCCATTAACCAAAAGATGCATAAATAAATTAAATAATTAAAGTTATAGGCACTCGTTTAGGGTGCCTGTTTTATTATGTGAATAATTATAAAACAAATTATTAAAAAGGTATTGACATATTAAGATATTATGTTATAATAAATATAAGTTAATAAGAGAGAACAAAAAAGAAAGGAAGTAAATATTATGTTATACGATGTTGAGGTAAGATTTGGAAATGACAATGGGTATGTAGAACGTAGTGATTATATGTCAAAAGAACAAGCGGAAAAGTTCTATAATAAAATAAAGTTAGATATAAAAACAACATGGAAAGAATTGTTATATGAACCATTAGAAAAAGAAGATGTACAGGAAATCATTAAAAGTGATAGTGTCAAAATTGTTGATTTAGGTATCTGTAAAATGGCACTGCCAGTATAAAAAAAAGATGAACAAATTATTTATTAAACTGTTGACAAAAACAAAACATTGTGTTATGATGTAATCAGAAAGAACAAAATTTTAGGAGGAAAGAAATTATGAAAGCAAAATATATCGGTTTATACATATTCCAAAATAGAAAATATCTCGAATATGAATATAGAGGGTGCAGCTATTCGGTATGTGCAGATTGGAACGCTGAACCGATAGCATGGCAACACAAAAGCGAACAAAATCTAATTGACAGACAATTAGACACGAAAGTAAAAACAACAGAGGATGCACAGGTTGGATTTGATAAATTATGGAACTACTTTGAGACAGGAAACTTTGAATAACACACCTTGTCGGTGGAATAGGTTAAACCGTCATAATGGGTATTAGCCAAGCGGTAAGGCATAGGACTTTGACTCCTAGATACGTTGGTTCAAATCCAACATACCCAGTAAGGAAAGTTAGCTCAGATGGTAGTAGCACTCGGCTCATAACCGACAGGTCGTAGGTTCGATTCCTACACTTTCCATTTATAACAAATAAATAAAATATTAATCAAGAAAGGAAACAAAGAAATGGAAGAAAACAAAAACAGAGAAGAAAGAAAAGAACAGGAAACAAAACAAACAAAGGAAGATATTATCATCGAGAAACTTAATAACATTCAGATTCAGAATGGTATTATAATGTCAACAATAGGGGAGACAGCATTTATCCTGATAGATAAAAGAAAGGAATTTAATTTGAACAGGGGTCATGTTGCAAGGTTAGATGATTGCATTTCGTCTATTTCAACAGCATTAAGAAAGATAGAAATAGATACAGGAATGCGTACAGAGAAAGAAATGAAACGAAGAGATAAAGAAGCAGGTGATATTTTAGATATGATTTTGGATTTATTAAAATAATCCCTTGACAAAATAAAATAATATGATATACTATTAATAGACAGAAAGCAATGTAGTAGGTGCGAATATAAAGTATCATTACATTGCTTTTTGTACTATGTAGAGGTAGGTAGAGAACAAAGATGGATATTGATGTAAAAATATCAGAAAGGTTTTCATCCTATATCATGGACTGGGATTATGAAAAATATTTAGTAATTGGCGGTTATGGTAGTGGTAAGAGCCAAGCAACAGCACAGAAGATAGTGTTAAAATTATTACAAGAAAAACGTACTTGTCTAGTTGTAAGAAATGTATTTACAACGATAAAGGATTCTTGTTTTGAAATATTAAAACAAATAGTTAGTGATATGGATTTGTTATCATTTAAAGACAAAGACAAAAACAAAATAGTGTTTGTTAAGTCTCCAATGGAGGTACGCTTTCCGAATGGTAGCAGAATCATATTCAGAGGAATGGACAATACAGAGAAGATAAAGTCCATACATGGAGTTTCCATCGTTTGGATGGAAGAATGTTCTGAATTAAATTACAAAGCCTACACAGAGGTATTAGGACGTGTCAGACAGCCTAATATGACATTGCATTTTATATTAACGTGTAATCCTGTAGGCAGGGAAAACTGGGTGTATGATTTATTCTTTACACATACAGAAAAGAAGGAAGACAAGATTATTAAGAAGACTATACAGGATGAAGAAGAGTTATACAGACGGAAAACATTAGTAAACAAAAAGAATGGTGTTTACTACCATCATAGTACAGTTGATGACAACCCATTCTTGCCACAATCATATATAGATAATCTTGAGGAATTAAAATATATTGATGAATCATTGTATCAAGTAGCCAGATTTGGTAAGTTTGGAGCAAATGGAACAAAAGTGTTACCGAATTTTACAGTTGCTACAAATGCAAAAGAGTTTAAGGCAGTTGTACATAGGATTCCATCAAAATTTCATTTCTTTGGTTTTGACTTTGGTTTTGAAACATCATTTAATGCACTTATCTCTTGTTGTGTTGATGATGAAGAAAAGGTTTTATATATTTATGATGAAGTATATATGAACAATATAACTGATGATAAGTTTTCCAAAAGGGATGATGTACAAAAGGTGAAAGATAGGTCTATCGCACTAGATAAGCCAATTATATGTGATAGTGCTAAATTTTTGGTACTTAACCATGTTAAATACTGGGAAGCCCTTAGAGCCTTAAATACCGTAGCGTGATAATTTTAAGGATTGGGTAATCAGTAGTAGTTTAAAGTAAACGGAGGATTTTGATATGAAAGTGAAACAAATAAATAAAATAAAAGGGTTTGAGCATATAAACGATGGATATTATGTTTCTTATGATGGAAGAGTATTTTCTCTCAGAACAAATGGAGGAAAGGTTGTAGATGTCTTTCATAGAAAAGAGTTAAAGCAGTATGAGAAAACAGGTGGTTATTTGAATGTTGTTCTTACAACAAAACATAACAAAGTAAATTATGTTAGAGTAAACAGATTAGTCGCAAAGGCTTTTGTAAAAGGAGAAACATCAAAAAGAAAATATGTTAATCATAAAGACGAAAACAGAAAAAATAATAATGCAGACAATCTGTGTTGGGTAACTCCAAAGGAAAATAATGATTGGAGTTTATCGAAGATGGTTTACAAATATGATTTAGATGGTAATTATATTTGTAATTATAAATCAACAGCAGATGCGTCTTATGATGGATTTAATAGAAGTCATGTTGCAAATGTATGTAGAGGAATTGAAAGACAACACAAAGGATATTTGTTTTCATATCAAAAACTAACGAAAGAACAAGCTATTCAACGACTATCGAAAACACATTATGTTAGATATCCAAAATATAATGGAAGTAAGTAGAGTACACATAAGCGTGTGGAAAAGCATGGGGCAGAAATGCTAAGATATAGTCTAAACTTATATGAAAGTATAAGCAGTTCATAAGAGAACGTGTATAGAGTAGCGACCTATGCAGAATATATTGGAACCTAAAACAATTCAGTATTACAGGCAAGAAGGTTTTTATGTTAAGAAGTGCAAAAAGTACATTGGTAGTAGATTACAAAACACAAAGAAAATAAAGAGGTTTAAAAAGATTGTCTGTTCGCCTCGTTGTGTAAACACAATCATAGAGCTAAAAGATTTAGTTTATGCAAAGGATACGAAGGATGAACCAATATATGACCAATTTAATATTGATGCTCACACCTTTAAAAATACCACAAGACTAGGGGTGTATAAAACGATGGAAAAACGGGAAAAGCTGAGATGCCAACCCGAGCGGAAGTTATGGAGCGTATAGCCGCATGACACGCACAACGCATAGGAACTGACGAAAGAATAATGTTCCCAAGAGCCATTGTGATTTAAGAAAGGAGTTTGCCAGTAATGTATGAGAGGAAGAAAGTAAATACATTAGCAAAGGATTATGAACAGGTATTAGATATTTACGAAGTAGACAAATATGGTAATGTTTATGGAAAAGATGGAAATGAACTAAAACAAAGTTATAACAGCACAGGATATAAACAAGTAGCCTTAAAGTTAAAAGGTGAGAGAAGGTGGAAAAAATGTTTTGTTCATAGGTTAGTTGGATATGGTTTTGTTTCTGGACATTCAGAGCAATATAATGAGATTGACCATATAGACACAAACAAAACAAATAACAAGTATAGCAATTTACGATGGACTGATAGGAAAGGCAATATGGAAAATCACATAACACAATATAATATGTGGGGAATACATGGCACAGAATGTTGTGTGTATGATTTCAGATTACAGTACATAGGCAAGTTTAGCTCGTTGGATGAAGCCGGAAAAGCAATAAATAGAACTGTTAGAGGCATTAATACACGGGTTATGGAATATTATATTTTAGAAGATTCAGATTTAAGCCGTGTGCTAAAAATAAACAGAAAACAAAAACTACAATCTGTTGTCATAACTGATATTGAAACAAAGCAAAAATTCTATTTCTATTCAAATCGTGAAGCAAGAAGATTTTTCGACAATAAAGTAAATATCACGCAAGCTATTCAGCATAATTGGACAGTAAGAGGTAAGTATAAAGTTCGTAGTCTAAACTATAAAAAGTTAATAGGTATGCTAGACTTGTAGGAATGACAACTATAAGAGGACATGGATAAAAAGCCAAGTCAATATATCGTAGTGCCTTGTGGTATGCATTAGATAATTATACAGTAGCAGATATAAAAGAACAAAAAACAAATAGTAGAGCAGGATAAGGTTTAATGTGAAATGTGGAAAGGAGAACAGAGAAAATGAACAATAGCAAGTGGAATAAAAAAGGAGGTAATATAATATGAAAGATGTGCAACAAAAAATTGTTCTGCTGGTATACAAACCGTGTTTACTATGTCATTAAGACGTAGTCAGTTTTTGGTTAAGAATTTTACAGATAATCAAATCACAGTAAAACTTGGAGACAATGAATCTTACAGTATAATTGGTGCAGGAAGTTGGGAGCGTGTATTTAATAACATAGAAGATAGAAAAAGTGGAACAAGTGAAGCAACAAACATTGTTAAGGTTACAGCGGTAGAAGAAGGACTCGTTGAAGTTGCAAGTGTTGATTTTTAGGCAGTGTGATAGTATGATTAAAAATAATAGAAATAATGAACAAATATATGGTCGTAATGATATGATAATGTTAGACCCGAATAACAAAATTTATGGTAGCCTTGGATTAGCTGACAAATATGTTATGAAAACAGAAGAGGGAACAAGGTTGATGTTGAGCAATCCAAAACTAGGTAGTTTTGCTAATGTATTAACAGAATTTAATATGTATGGATGGAGTGAACAGAAGCAGTATAAAGGCATAAATTTATTTCCCCCTAACACTAGATATTCAGATTTTGTAGAAGTTTCAATTCCAAAAGGTTCGAATGTATTTTGGGCTACAGACGGAACTCCAGCTACAGGTGGTAATTTTAAATTCTTCAACGAAGATAAAACAGAAAATAATTTGTTTGGAGTTGATAAAGGTAGTACTTCAAAAAGACATATTTTAACAATTGATGCGAAATATATACAGAATTTGCTTGCTGATTTTGACCAATCTAAAATATGTTTAGGAGTTGGAACAAAACCAATATATGAACCCTATGTTGGTGGAAAGCCATCTCCATCACCAGATTATTCACAGGAGATTAAGAGCGTTGTGAATCCTACAGTTAAAGTAACAAATGAAGATGGAACAAAATCTCAGACCGTCACTCTCCCATACACATTGAACGCTATTCCTGTAACATCTGGTGGAAATGTCACAATCGACGGAAAGCAGTATATTGCAGATTATGTGGATGTGGAGCGTGGGAAACTGGTTAGGATGTGCAAAGAAATTGATTTTACAAAAGTAAAGCAATCAACGTATAGTAATTTGTTAACCAATACAAAAGAGGCAAGGTATTCTTATGATAATAATAATATTAAACCATTATTAGAGTCAGTAACGTATAACACTGGTTCTGGTTTCATAACACGGGCAATATTTATTGGGAGAACTACATGGAACAATGATACATTAGCGATTGCCGCACATGGTCAAGCTTATGGAGAACAATTATCAATTAGAATACCGGTAAATAAAGATGCAATAGAATATTTTACTTCAATAGGTGGTTGCAAAGGAATATTCCAAATTGAAACACCAGAAGAAATAGATTTGATGCCAGAACAAATACAAGCCTATAAATCTCTTTCCACAAATTATCCATTAACAATTATTGAGAATAACTATAATACATGGATGAAAGCAACATACAAATCAACAGAATCAGTTTAAAGTTGTGATTGCATAGAACAAACGAAGGATGGAAAGAATTAAGCGAAGAAGAATCAAAGAAGGAGTAGAAATGATATTTAAGAATAGTAAATTATTTGAATTAAAAAGAGTAAAGGATGCACAAGAACAGAGTCTAAGAGGTGTACACGATGATTATATGATAGGTTTATATAATGGTTTAGAGTTAGCCGTTGCAATTATGGAAAATAGAAAACCTGTATATTTATCTTGTATAAAAGAGCCAGAACAAATTGAGAATATAGAAAAACAAGAGGTAGGGAGAACTTGTTATAATGGTGTTATTGTAAGGAAGAAAGTCGAGTAATTAAGTTTGGTAAAGCATAATGATAAGTTTTCTTGCATATAAGATTTATAAATTTTTATGTATATATGTATAATAGAGGTGTTTATATGATTGATGATAGTCTTATTATTGGATATGGTGTAGTAGCATTGACAGCAATAGTTGGTTTGTTTACGGCACTATATAAACCATTAAATGAAAATACAAAACAAATGACAGAACTAATAGTTAAGATGGGAAAGCTCACAGAAGAATTAGAGAAACAAAACAGGGATTTTGAAGAATATAAAAAACACGTTAGTAAATCACAGCAAAAACAATGGGATGAAATAAACATACATGGGAAGGAAATCATGGAATTAAAACATGATTTT